TTGAATTGCGGTATGGCGAAATGCGGGTGAGGAGATAAGATGGCGTATTCAGAAAAAGTAATCGATCATTTCGAAAATCCACAAAATGTTGGGTCGTTAGATAAGTCTGACAACGCAGTCGGAACTGGCGTTGTAGGTGCCCCGGCGTGCGGGGATGTCATGAAGCTTCAATTAAAGATTAATGACAGCGGCGTGATTGAAGATGCAAAATTTAAGACATTTGGGTGTGGGTCCGCCATCGCATCGAGTTCTTTAGTAACTACATGGGTGAAGGGAAAATCATTAACAGAAGCTATTGATATCAAGAATATCGAAATTGCTGAAGAATTATGTCTCCCGCCCGTAAAGATTCATTGTTCTGTTTTAGCAGAAGATGCAATAAAAGCTGCAATAGAAGACTACAGGAGGAAGCAAAATGCATTGGACATCTGAGATAGATCCCAAAATAAAAGAAGTAGAACTAAGAAAGCAACCTATAATAATCAGGGTGAATAAATTTGACGAAGAGTCAGCAAAGAAATTTGCTTTAGAAGTGGCGACCGCCCATAATACGGGACAAAAGGTAATCCCCGTTGTGATTGATTCATATGGGGGTCAAGTCTATAGCCTCATGTCAATGATAAGTGCTATTAAGCATTCTGAGTTACCAGTTGCCACGATCATTGAAGGGAAAGCGATGTCCTGTGGTGCGATTCTTTTTTCGTTTGGGACTCAAGGGTATCGATTCATGGATCCCAATGCAACGTTGATGATTCACGATGTTTCATCGATGGATATGGGCAAGGTGGAAGAATTGAAGGCTAGCGCTTTAGAAGCAGATAGGCTAAACACAATCGTTTACCAGATGATGGCGCAAAACTGCGGAAAGAAAGATGACTACTTTCTTAAGATAGTCGACAAGAAGAAACATGCGGACTGGTTTTTAGACGCAATAGAAACGAAGAAGCACGGGATGGCGAATCATCTTCGTGTTCCAAAGATTTCGATTAAGGTTTCTGTCGATATTGATTTCGGATAGGAACACAAATGGCTATTGATAAAGTTTTCTATAATAAGAGCTCAGCTGATTCGCTAGGGTGGACACCCGAGTGGTTTGGAGTGAGACATCATGATGAGAAGCTTGTGAGTGCTATCAGAAAATGGCAGAAGGAAAGAGGCCTGACTTCTGATGGGCTGTGCGGACCTGCCACCTACCGGAGGGTGTGGACCGAAAGGGATGCCGAAATAAGCGATTACATCTACACTTGTCCGAAGGAGAAGGACCAAAGCTACATTATTTGTAACGGGCACCCCACCACGATTGATTGGCCCAAGGTTGTTTTGTGGGATGAAGATGATGGGTTTAAGTCGAAGGCTGGGACGTATTACGATTATTCTGGAAAGCCAGATAGAGAGCCTATCATGTTCGTCAACCATTGGGATGTTTGCTTAAGTTCAGAATCATGTGCGAAGGTCTTGAACAAACGAGGAATTTCTGTTCATTTTTTAATTGACAACGATGGCACCATTTATCAGATGTTGGATACACAGCATGGCGCATGGCACGCCGGTACCGTTAATCGGTGCGCCATCGGCGTAGAGATTAGTAATGCTTATTATACAAAATACCAAAGCTGGTATGTTAGTCATGGATTTGGCGAACGGCCCGTTGTAACTGATGGAAAGATTCACGGAAAGAAGATGAGCGATTTTACTGGATTTTATGATGTCCAACTTCAGGCGCTGAAGGCTCTTTGGGCTGCCTGCCATAATGCTTATGACATCCCTTTTGAGGCCCCAGAGTCTGGTGATGAAGACTTTATGACGAGTAGGGAACAGGAGTCATCAGTACGAAATGGAAAGTTTGAGGGATTTGTTAGTCATTATCATCAGACATCGAAAAAAATAGATTGTGCAAATCTAGACATTGTGAAGATGCTAAAGGAAATCAAGGAGAGATAAATGTTAGTTCATCTGGATTATATTTGGGTGGATGGGTTTAAGCACCCATCCATACGTTCAAAAACAAAAGCAATTGTATTGACCCCCGATGAAAAGGGTGAGGTAGAATTAAATGTACCTGAGTGGAATTTTGATGGATCTTCGACCGGCCAAGCGGAGACCGCTAATTCGGAAAGAATTCTCAGGCCCCAGGCGTTGTATCAAATTGCAGATAATCATTATGTTGCCATGTGTGAGGTTTGCCTACCTGACGCAGATCGAACACCGCACAGGACCAACTATCGAGCAAAGCTCCGTGAAGTGATGACTGCAGGAGCTGAAAAAGAGGAAATCTGGGTAGGGTTTGAGCAAGAGTATTTCTTCACCGCGAACGGGAAAAATATTTTTTGGCCCGATCAGGGCGAGCCTATTAAGGATTCTCGATACTACTGTTCTTCGGGCGGAAGCGTAAAATATAAAAAACTCGTCCGAGAGCATGCAACATTTTGTAACGGAATCGGTATTCAGATTGTGGGATACAACGCTGAGGTTTCTCCCGGTCAGTGGGAATACCAGTGTTTTGCGGAAAATCCAATTACAGCCGCTGATTCTTTATGGGTAAGTCGATATCTACTTGAGCTTATGTGCGAAGATTTGGATATCGGTGTTGAGTGGCATCCGAAGCCTCATGATGGGTGGAATGGTTCTGGTTGCCACACTAATTTCTCCACAAAGCTAATGCGAGAATCCGGTGGTGAGGAAGAGTTTGAAAGAATATTAGCCAATATGGAGACTCGTCACATTGAATCAATCTCTGAGTATGGAGAAGATAACGGCCTCCGCCTCACTGGTGGATTTGAAACAGCAAGCTTGAGCAGCTTTACTTACGGTGTCGGCTCCCGTGACACATCAGTCAGGATTCCAACAGCGGTCGTTGAAGATGGGTGGAAGGGTTATTTAGAAGATCGACGACCCTCGTCAGGATGCGATCCCTATAAGGTGGTATTGCAGCTTTGTAAATTTGTCATGTAAGAATTAGAGTAAGAACATGATGCAACTTATTTCAACACATATCTGTAAAGGGCAGAATATCGGGGTACATGGCAACTTGTTCGGTGGCGTCATGCTTTCGTGGCTTGATGAAGCCGGCGCGGCATTCACGGCGCAGGTGTGCGGCTCCCCTCGGATGGTGACGAAATGTATATCAGAAGTTGTCTTCAATAAGCCGGTCCGACCCGGACAAATCATTAAAATTTACGGCGATGTTATTAAGATTGGCACGACTTCAATCACAACTCAGCTTGAGGCTCGACGGCATAGCGTGGTAAACGGATCGCAACGTTCAGTGTGCAGCGTTGAAATGACGTTTGTGAGAATTGATGGCGACGGTGAGCCGGTCCCGATCATTAATGTAAAGCAAGAGTATGAAGATAAAAGAGCGAAGAGTGAAGAAGAAATTCGTAAAGACATGGAGTACTGAATGAAGAGAATTGAGCTTTATGACGACGGCATTGGGGCCGTTGAATATGTGGAGCACATGGGAACCGACTTAACGATTGTTAATAGCGCTCGAGTTTCATTTGGAAAAACACGGGCAGAGCTTGACGAAAAAGATAAGAAGCTTATCAGATATCTTATCAAGCACAAGCATACATCCACCTTCGAGCATAATGTGATTACGTTTCGCTTTATTGTGCCTCTGTTCGTGCGTAGCCAGCATCATCGGCATAGAACTTGGTCATACAACGAGATATCTCGTCGATATACAGACGTCGATATTCGCTTTTACGAGCCAAAAGAATTTCGGACACAGCACAAGTCAAATCGTCAAGCCTCCAATTTAAAAAACAAAATTGACCCAGTCATAATTCCAGACTTGAGTGATACAGATTACGGGCTGACGGCTTCGTACTGCGTAGCTCAGCACCATCAACTGTCTTTAAGACTCTACAATGACTTGATGAAGAACGGAGTTTGTCGTGAGCAGGCGCGAGGAGTGCTTCCCCAGAATCTCTATTCAGAGTATTATGGCACGGTTAATCTCAACAATCTTCTAAAATTTATTGAGCTTCGAATTCACGAAGGTGCCCAGTGGGAGATACAGCAGCTAGCTAAAGCGTGTCTACAGATCGCAGAAGAAATTTGGCCCGAAACAATCAGCGCATATAAAGAAAATCGCAGATAAACGTATAATTAAGAATGCATATTCTGCGTAGCGTTTGTTTGGAGTATCTGTATGTCTAGTGATTCTGACTGTTTTCAAGAGAGAGTGGCGAAGCTTCGCAATTTGAGAGACCAGCTGTGTAGCAAGTCAGTGGAATGGAAGGCTGGGTTTGAAGTTAGAGACTTTGTCATCAGTGAGCTTCAAGACGTGCTTGGTGAATTAGAGGCTCCGCATGAGAAGGATCCACGATGCACTTGGTGTAAGACCCGGATAGAGAATATCTTAAGACAACTTTGCGCTTTACCAGAAGCCACAACGGAGGAAGACAATGCCTGAAGATAGTGGCTGGAGTGAATATTCACGTCTGGTTCTTAAAGAACTTGAGACGCTAGCTAGCAGCATTCAATCTCTGAATTCAGAAATTCAAGAGCTTAAGCAGGAAATTGCTAGAATGCGTGAAAGAGAAGATCGTGTTGATGATCTCAAGGCTTGGAAAGAGAAGATCGACGAAGTGGCGTCCCCAACACAGCTGAGCACAATGGTCAAAGAAGTGGAAGACCTCAAGGTTTTTAAGACAAAAGCAGTCACTGTTTTTGCAGTGGTCCAATTTGCTATGGCCGCCTTTGCTTGGGCGATGAATTATCTGTAAAAAACAGAGAAAACTGTTATCATAACATATGGTAACATGGATCCCACCCGAATCTCCATTCGATCTCTTGCAAGAACGCTATTGGCCGGACGAGTGGAAGATGCTTGTGGTTTGTCTTCTACTGAACCAGACCGCAAGAAAGCAAGTTGAGCCGATGATAGCAACATTCTTTCAACTTTTTCCTAATCCGGAAGCAGTGGTTGAAGCAGTTGAAGAAGACCTACGTGCAATCCTGAAGCCGCTTGGGCTAGTAAATCGCAGAGTTAGAACACTTAAGGCATTTAGCGAAGAGTTTGTCACTAAGCGGTGGAGTAATGTAATTGAGCTTTATGGGTGCGGAAAATATGCTGATGATGCTCATCGAATATTCATAAAGGGTGAGTGGCAAGATGTCGACCCGGTCGATCATGCCTTAGTGGATTATCACACTTTTCTATGTACACTATCGTAAGATGTGACTATAATACGTCTAGTTAAGGAGAAAAAATGGAACCTACAACAAATGTCCACACTATGTCTGATACAACGATTGGTCATGTCGCACAGCTTTTGCAGCTTGCTATGCTGACCGGTACAGATATCATTGATCATTTTAGAGCTGTGCAGTTTACGATTGATAACGTCACAGGTACGATCAATCTAGATCCAGCATATGCTGAAAACTTTAATGGCAACCTGGAAAAGATGATGACTGAGCTCCGCGAAGCAGATCATAGCGCTGATGCCGATGAAGCCACAGCAGAATAAATTAGAGGAAATGTTTTCTCTGCGTGAAGAGTTCATGCGGATGATAAATGAGAGGGTACCTGATGCGTATCCTGAGTGGCCGGTTGACCTCAGCAAAAAACAAAATCAGCAAGCTATTCGAGAACTTGCTTTTCGTGGAATGGAAGAGCTTTTTGAAGCCCTTTTACATTTGAAGAATTGGAAAGACCACAGGGAAGCGACCTATGGGATGCCAGACTTCAATCGCGAAGAATTTCTTGAAGAAATGATTGATGCGTTCAATTATTTTATGGCAATAATTGTGTTAGCTGGAGTTGACCATAAAGAATTTTTTGATGCTTACATAAGGAAACATGAGATTATATGTGATCGACTGAATGCATAGTTAGAGATGCTATGCATATTCCCCCAAGAATTGCCCGACGAAAAATCAGGCTGTTACAATCCGAGCTTCAAATGCTTCATCATTATTATTTCCAAATAGTGGAATTGCATGAAGAATATAAGAACGAATATCTGAGGGACCTGACATTTTTTACCAACAGAGCCGGTGAAATTACTGAAAGAGTGGATGATGAAAGCACTGCCGAAAATGAACACAAGATATTTGATTTAGCGAGAGATGACCCAGACTACAGAGCGAGAGATGCAGAATATTTTCCTGAGAAAGCAGGGCCTAAAAAGTCTGAAGCACCAGGGTGGGCTCGAAAGTTATTTAAGAAGATTGCTCTAATGACGCATCCTGACAGAATCAGTGATGATGGGTTGAGGGAAAAGCTTCGGCAGAGTTTTTTACGTGCGAGTAAAGCTCTCGAGGCCGGTAAGCTTGATGACCTCATCGGTGTAGCAGTCGAATTAGATATCGAGGCAGACATGAATGACGAAGCTCTCATCCCGTTATTGACCACTAAGATTAAAAATATTCGAGAAGATATCGCCACAGTCGAAAATACGGAAGAGTGGCAATGGGGAGAGTCTTTGGGGGTTCCCTCATTAAGGGCAAAAATGCTTCGGACTCTTCTTTCATCTCGTGGGTTTTCTCTTACTGAAGAGCAGGCAGAACAGCTTTTGTCAGAGCGAGGTGAGCCCTGACACGCCCGGGTGACATGGCAGTGCTTATGGATGAGCATGTTGGGGTTGGTGACGATAATGCCACCTACCTGCTCCACCCAGGAGATTTCGGGCTCGTTATTTCTCTAGAAGAAGACTGGGCCGCTTTATTGATATCTAATCACGTCATTTATGTCCAGAGGACGTCCATAGAAAAAATACCCCCTCACCCGGCTTTCTCCTGAAAATATGCTTATATTCTTTTAGAATACTCTAATTCGGAGATATTATGAGAAAGACATTACTTACGCCCCCCAGTAAGTTTATTTCCCTTCATGCACATGATGGGTTCAGCACATTTGATGGCCTTGGGTACCCGCAAGAACATATCGATTTTGTTATAGAGAATGGAATGGATGGCTGGTGTCTTACGAATCATGGTCACATGAATTCATTCGGCCATGCTTTTCTCCACGCAGAGAAGATTCAGAAGCGAGGGGGAAAGTTTAAATTCGTTCCAGGGTGTGAGATGTATGTCCATCCAGACCTGGAAGCCTGGCACTTGGATTATGATATTCGCCAAGCAGCAAAGAAGGGTGATAAGAAGGCGCTGTTTGAATTACGCGCTCGGCGAGAAGCAATCGCCACACCTCTTACAGCTATTGTTGATGGTGATGATGAGATTATTGATATTGGAAGCGATGACATCGGCTTGACAATTGAGAACGAAGATGAGACAAAGTCTTCGAAGTTTTATGATCCCGTCAAGCGCCGGCACCACCTGGTGGTTTTGCCTAAGACAAGTGAGGGTCTCCAAAGATTATTCCACCTTGTAAGTCGAGGCTACAGAGAGGGTTTCTATAGGTTTCCGCGCATCGACTATAGGATGTTAAGGGAAGCGGCCGAAGGTGGCCACCTGATGGTCTCGACGGCTTGTATTGGCGGCCCTCTTGCTTATGAGGTCTTCCGCCACGCGCAGCAGGTCGAGTTTGATGATTTAAGCTATAAGTTAATGAACGATCCATCGTTTCGTAACAATGTTATGACTGGCGTCGGGAATGCTTATCAGGGGCTAGTTGATGCGGTGGGTATGAAGGATGTACATCTTGAGATTCAATTTAACCAGCTCCCTGCCCAACATCTTGTGAATCGAGCCATCATTGAGTTTGCGCAGCAAGAGGGTATTGAAGACAAGCTTGTCGTGACAACTGATTCACATTATGCACGTCCAGAACATTGGCGTGAGCGTGAGCTCTACAAAAAGCTTGGGTGGCTTAACTATCGGGATTTTGATCCGTCCAAGCTCCCTAAGTCGAAAGACGACTTGAAGTGCGAGCTCTATCCAAAGAATGCGGAGCAGCTGTGGGACACATATCTTAAAAGCACTGAGGGTATGGAGTTTTATGATGATGAGCTGGTGAAAGCCGCCATCGAACGACCACACCAGATTGTCCATGAAGAGATCCAAGAGATTTCCCCAGACCGCACGATGAAGCTTCCATCTTATGTTGTTCCCGAAGGGCAGACTGATGACAGAGCGCTTCTCGAAGCATGTAAGGAGGGGCTCATTGAGCGCGGACTCGCAGGTGATCAAAAGTATATCGAACGATTGAAATATGAGCTTCAAGTCATTAAGGATAAGAAGTTTTCTAGATACTTTTTAACCATGACCGCAATCATCAACATTGCTAAGAAGGCAATGCTCGTCGGACCAGGTCGGGGCTCCGCCGCGGGAAGCTTGGTGGCGTATGTTCTTCGTCTAACGGACGTCGATCCATTTGAATATGATCTGATGTTTGAGAGGTTTTTGAACCCATCACGAAAAGGTGCTCCCGATATTGACACAGATGTCGGCGACCGCGATCTTCTGCTTCATATGATGAAGGAGGAGTGGGGAGATGCCAATATTGTTCCGATCTCTAACTACAACACTTTCAAATTGAAGTCGTTGGTGAAAGATATTTCGCGCTTTTATGGCATCCCCTTTAACGAAGTCAACAAAGCTCTTTCCTCTGTCGACGAAGATGTCAGGCGCGCAGTCTTCAAGCCTGGTACTGATAAGAACCTATTCGTTCTTCTTTATGAAGATGCGTTAGCTCATTCAAAGAAATTTAGTACATTCATCGCGATGCATCCAGAAGTGGCTGAACCGATTCAGGTCCTGTTCAAGCAGAACAAAGCCTTGGGCCGGCACGCAGGTGGTTGCATTGTTGCTGAAGATATTGCAGAGCGGATGCCACTCATTAAGGCAAGGGGAGAGCTCCAGACGCCTTGGGCTGAGGGGATGAATTACAAGCATTTAGAAACTTTTGGCTGGATTAAGTTTGACTTGCTTGGGCTAGAGACATTGCGTATTATTCAAAGAACAATCGAATTAATCTTGCACCGGAAGGAAGGGATTGAAGACCCAACATTTGACCAAGTCTATGAATGGTTTAACAATCATATGGATCCGAAAGTTCTGGATATGAATGATCAACATGTTTACACACACGTTTATGCTGAGGGTCGTTTTCCCGGTGTGTTCCAGTTAGCGAACCGTGGGTCTAGAAACCTGTTTCGAAAGGCGAAGCCGAAAAGCATCGTTGATATTGCAACGTTGACATCGATTTACCGGCCTGGCCCACTCACAGCGAAGGTAGACAGGCACTATATCAAGGCCAAGAACAATCCTGAAAGCGTGGATTATGGCCACCCACTGATCAAAGAGGTCCTTGAAGAAACGTATGGTATGATTGTTTTCCAAGAGCAGATCATGAAGTTGTGTTCTGTTGTGGCTGGTTTCCCTGAAGAAGAAACTGACACTGTTCGCCGTAGCATTATGAAGCGAAAAGCGTCAGAGGCAGCTGAGTCACTAGCTCAGGCTCGAGGGATCAAGACTCGATTCGTCGCCGGGGCTGTGAGTAACGGAGTAGATGAGCAGCTTGCAGATGACTTGTACGAAAAGATTCTGTATTTCTCAGGCTACGGGTTTAACAAAGCGCATGCTGTTTCGTATGCAATCGACTCGTATTATTGCGCTTGGTTACTCACATACTACGAGGAAGAATGGCTCTGTGCATATCTAGAAGCAATGTCTGGGAATGACAAGAAGCGCGCAAAAGCGTTTGCAGAAGTTAAGGCACTTGGCTATGACGTAGTTCCGCTTGACATCAATTACGCCACGAAGAAGTGGACCATCCTTGAAGGTAAGAAGTTTATGCCCTCCCTCTTGTCTTGCAAGGGAATTGGCGAAGCAGCGATTGATGAGCTCGTTATGAATCGACCTTATGAGAATATTGATGACTTGCTGTGGACCGAAGAAGGAAAATGGAGACACTCAAAGTTTAACAAACGTGCTCTTGAGGCGCTCATCAACATCCGGGCATTTGAGTCCATGAATTTGGTCGGTCCTGGGAATATGTTTGAAAGCTATAAGCACATGCATGAGGTGCTCATAAATCGCAACACCGATATTAAGAAATGGACCAAACGAGATCCTGAGCGTGGAAAGAATAACTTCAAAGAAGCTCTTCTTGATACTCAGGGGTCCGGTCGCTGGTCACGCCGAGAGCGGGTGGAAAACAGCGTCAAGCACTTCGGTTCTTTTAACGCCTCGACATTGATTAGCGGTGAAGTTCAGGAGCGTTTGGTGGAGAAAGGGATCCAGTGTATCGATGGTATCGAAGCTAATGGCCATGACCTCTATTGGTTCCTTGTTTCAGATGTGAAGGAAAAGCTTACAAAGAACAAGAGGCCCTATCTTCTTGTCACAGCAACTGGCCTTGACGGAAAGAATTTTCGAATGTTTTGTTGGGGATGGGATGGTGAAACTGAACTGCCGCTGTACAGTCTGTGTGTTGCCGAAATTAAGAAAAATGATTTCGGATATCAAACATCTATGAGTAAAGTTAAGCGTCTTCGTATATGATAAAAAAGTCTACAATCACTATTAAGTGGAGTAAAAAGTGCACATTGGAACCTATCAATCTTTCACGCATTGCTATCTAGCACTTGTCAGAAATGTTTATGAGACCCCGGATTTTGAAGCGGCGCCCCGAGGACAAAAGGTTAAAGAAATTCTTGCGGCTTCTTTTACGATTCTAAATCCCCGGGATCGCATCCCCTATGTCGCCGGCCGAAAGTTTAGCGTGACCTATATGGTTGCTGAATTGCTGTGGTATCTTTCTGGTAATGACAAGACAGAGTGGATCGCGAAATACTCGAAGTTCTGGAAAGATATTAGTGATGATGGGGTAACTGCAAATTCTGCGTATGGCGCTCGTCTTTTCAAAGAGCACCCCAAGATTGCGGGTGGAAGGCTTAATCAGTGGGAATACGTTGTTAACGAATTGAAGCGAGACCCAGACTCTCGTAGAGCGGTCATGCATTTGCGAGTACCTGACGATAGCGTTGATGCCAAGCTAGACGTCCCATGCACACTGGCTCTTCAATTTTTTATTAGAGACGGAAAGCTCCATCAGATTGTCAATATGAGGAGTTCAGATGTGATCTTTGGGATTGCTTATGACATTCCAGCATTCACTCTATTCCAGGAGCTTCTTGCGAATGAGCTTGGTGTGGAGCTTGGTGCCTATACTCATATGAGTAATTCTCTGCACATATATGAGCGACATTTTCATATGGCAGAAACGATTCTGAAAACTGCCAATGTCAATAAGTCTCAGTTTGAATTATATAAGCGCCACCGCGCAATGCCAGCAGTTGAGTGTACCTCTCGCGACGAGCTTTCGTTTTGGATCGATCGACTAATGGAGTTTGAGGATGATATTTCTACTGCCACCAGTTTAGACGCAGTTGAATCAAGCTTACGACGATCGTTTGCATATCCTTCGGCATCGGCTTTTGTTTGGGCTGATTGGGCCGTCATTTTAGCGGCAGATCGCCTGAGGAAGCTAGACCAAAAAGAAGAAGCAGCAAACCTTCTTAGAGATTTAAGATTCAGTGGTTATGCATTCAACACAAGGAGAAAGAAGTGAAAGAATTCGACTATCTAATCGTAGGCGCTGGAATATTCGGTGCAACGTTTGCCAGGGAAATGACAGATTCCGGTTACAAGTGTATCGTGCTTGACAAGCGTCCACACATCGGCGGAAATGTTTATTCAGAAAAGAGGAACGGAATCGATGTGCATGTGTATGGCGCTCATATTTTCCACACGAACAATGAGAAAATTTGGAAGTACGTTAATCGCTTTGCAACGTTCAACAATTATGTCAACAAACCAAAGATCCGTTTCAAGGATCGAATTTTTTCCTTCCCCATTAACTTAATGACGCTTCACCAGCTCTGGGGTGTGAAGACACCCGCAGAAGCAGAGAAAAAGCTAGAAGAAGTGCGTATCCCCTGCGAAAATCCTGATAATCTTGAGGATTGGATTCTATCGCAGGTAGGGCGTGAAGTGTACGAGACTTTCATCAAGGGGTATACCATGAAGCAGTGGCAGCGCGATCCAAAGGAGCTTCCTGCGTCAATTATAAAGCGGCTTCCAATTCGTCTTACCTTCGATGAAAATTATTTCTTTGATAAATACCAGGGAATTCCGGTTGACGGGTACACTGCGATGGTCGCTAATATGCTGGAAGGGATTGAGGTAAAAACAGACTCAGACTACTTTGAACATCGTGAAGTATATGATATGCTGGCAGAAAAAGTTGTTTTTACGGGTAAGATTGATGAGTACTTTAATTTCTGTCATGGGGAGCTGGAGTATCGGACACTTCGCTTTGAGCATGAAGAGCTCGACGGAGACTTTCAGGGGAACGCTGTGGTAAATTATACCCATCCAGATATTCCCTTCACTCGGATTGTTGAGCACAAGCATTTTTTGCCTAATGAAGCTAAGAAGCTGAAGAATACGATTGTTACTCGAGAGTATTCAGATGAATATGTCCGTGGTAAAACACCCTACTATCCAATCAATGATGAGAAGAACAGTACCATGTACAAGAAATATGCTGCAATGGCATATGCGGAAGAAGGTGTTATCTTCGGGGGAAGATTGTCAGAGTACAAGTATTACGATATGCACCAGGTGATCGGCTCCGCTTTGGTAAAAGCCAAGCGTGAACTTGAAAACCGTGGCTGGATCGGTTATAATGAATAATATTATGGAGAAAAAATGAAGGTATTGTATAGTTTTTGGGGCTTTATTACCCCGCTCGAGAAGAACAGCATTGTTGAGACCCCAGACGGTGAACGTGGAAATCGAGTTGATTTTGTTAATGAATTGCTAAAGCGTGGCCACACGCCAATACAGCTACAAATGCTCCGCGATGATGAGCAATATCCGGGTGTGCAATATGACAATACAGGCTATCCCGATGGGGATATTCTTTATGTCGAGTGGCGCTGGCCAACATGGAAAAACTCGGGAGAGAATCCAGTAGAGCCGGACTACAAACGCCAGTGCGAAGTTCTAGATTATTATCATGAGCAAGGCATTCCGATTGTGATTGTGGACGGAGATCTAAAGATGACTCCCGAAGAAGAAGAAAGGTGGCCGAATGCAATTCTTGCAGATGCATGCGTCGCCCCGCAACACCAGACTCGAAAGCGTATTACTATCCCATGGTGCAATTATATGAAGCGGTATTATGACCCAGTTGAGTATTCTTACAACTATACATACGTTGGGAACAATTACGAGCGAGAGTACCAGTTCAACAAGTACTATGTTGAGCCAAGCAAATATTTGCGAATGCACGGTATTCAAACTTCAATTTATGGAAATTGGCTCAATAAATCTCCGGAACGAACAGACCCAGGCGTCTTGATCGCTCAAACTCCGCATGTTGCTTTCGGACCCCGCTTGGCGTATAAAGATATTTTTGGCGTATTAAATTCTTCTCTTACTGTTACACACATCACCAAAGATGCGTACACACCCTTTGGGAACATCACAGGTCGTTTTTTCGAAGCGATAAAGAGTAATGTTCCAGCCTTGATTCCAACTGAGTTTGAACATGCTGTTCCCGTTGGTCTGACTGATGGATCGCTTCTTGTCGATTCTATTACAGATGTTATTGAAAAGGTGAGGTGGATCGCAACTTTAAATGCCGCTGAGCGGAAAGCTTTGGTTGATGCACAGGAGGAGGCTCTGAGGACTGTAATCGATCCAAGGCCTGAGTATAGGGTAGATCTTCTCGAGCACTTTCTGGGGGACTACCAGGCATGAAGCTTGCGTTTATCGGACCAGACATGACTGGAAAGTCGAACATTGCTGAAGAGCTCTCTCGTCAGACGGGACTTCCTGTGTTCAAAAACTCTGGTGAATGGAAGACACAGCTTGATAGTTCGGATTATTTTCTTAATTTGCTCCGATATGGCGGCCCATTTTTGATGGACTTTATTCGTCAAACGAATATATCGGTTATCTTGGATCGCTTTTACCCATGTGAGCTTGTGTACGCAACTGCATTCGGTCGGGGTACCGATATGTCGGCGATTGATTGGATGGATAAGAATTTTCGTGAAGTTGGTGGAAAGTTTATCATTTGCTTACGACAGGATTATTCTGGCTTAATCGATGACCAATATCCTGATCAATTGCCACCTGAGATGTTAAGAATATTGGACGCTAATTATCGTGAGTTTGCAGAATATACGGGATGTGATTTTCTGATTTTGGAAACAGATGACATGGACTTGAACAAACAGGTGAAAAAGATTAAAATGTTCTTAGGAATTAATAAAAATTGGAAGGCGGAGGATTTTTGTGCACACACGTAAAGCATTGGTCACAGGTTGCTGTGGGTTTATTGGAAGTCACGTAACCAGGCAGCTTATAGCTGCCGGTTGGGATGTTGAAGGGGTTGATGACCTTTCTAACGGAGACTTAACAGCTCTTGAGGGGCTGGAATTTAGGACTGTCACTGAGCATCTTCTTCATCTATATGATAAAGAACAAGCGCCTGCAATCGCTGCCACTCCCGGAAAGTTATTGGTGATAACTTCTGATTTTGCCGCTGGGCCAGTGTTGTCTCGTGTGGCGAAATCTCGATATGATGTTATTTTCCACTTAGCTGCTAATCCGCGAGTGGAATTTTCAGTAAAGTATCCAGCACTGACCACGCATACGAACGTTCAGAAGACAATTGAATTAATGTCAGCAGCAATTCACAACATTGACCGGTTTGTATTTGCATCTTCCTCAGCATGCTATGGTGAGGTATCCCAGTTGCCAACAAATGAGGGTCAAGCTGAGGATCCGACATCTCCCTACGGGCTACAAAAGCTTGTTGTGGAGCAATTTGGTGAAATGTATAATAAGCTGTATGAGATGGACTTCGTAGCATTGCGCTTTTTTAATGTCTATGGTCCTGGTCAGCTGGGGGACTCACCATACTCTACAGCAATTGCAGCGTGGTGTACTCGTCTTTCTAAGAATGAACCCCTCCGTAGCGATGGCGACGGCGAACAAACCCGTGATATGGTATATGTGAAAGATATCGCCACCGCAATGCTGGTCGTGGCAGATCATGATACTCCAATTGGATTTGAAGTCTATAACGTGGCCACTGGTGAGTCGGTTTCTAATAACCAAATTTTGGCCACATTGAAGGAGCATTTTTCTGATTTAGCAGTTACCAATGCACCCGAACGCGCCGGCGATGTTAAGCACACACTCGCGTGTATAAATAAAATTGGTAGAGAAATTGGGTGGAGCCCTCAAGTACAATTTTGGGACGGACTAGGAAGGACATTGAAATGGTGGGAGCTAATTGAGTAATGAATAGATGCATCTGGACCGGTGAAGCGAAGTCCACGGAAAAACCGTGGGGCTTCGAAATTACGTGGGGTGGAATATTTCAAGGAAAAGAAATCCACCTCCTGGCCGGCCACCGCACTAGTTTAAAGTTTCATCCTTGCAAATCTGAAGTGCTCTACATACAGCACGGCGTGATTAAAGCTGAGATTGCTGATGAAAAACATTTTCAGGATCCCACCGCGGAACCTGCCAGAATTGTGCGCTTAGAAAAGGGAAGTCTGTTGAACGTACAGGCAGGCTGCGCTTATAGACTGACCGCCATCGATGACAGTGTTGTGTTCGAAATATCCTCGGGATACGGTAGCGAAGCTGTCCGCTTGGAGGATGATTATGGTAGAGAAGTTATTGATGACACGAGGTATACGTACGTTCACCCAGAAAATGATAATTAAAATTCTATCCCAGGATTATTATGAGTTCAATGGACCCCAATTCAGTTAACGTAGTCATTTATCATGCAGATTGCACTGATGGATTCGGGGCTGCTTATGCAGCCTGGAAACAGCTTGGAAATAGGGCAGAGTATTTTGCCTGTAAACATGGAACACCACCACCCGACGTAAAGGGAAAAAATGTGGTGATACTTGATTTCTCTTATGGCAAAACAACTACAAAAAAAATGATAAAAAAAGCAAAGAACCTGCTTATTATTGATCATCACAAGTCGGCGATGGTAGAGCTACACGATATTTCAAACACTCATTTCGATATGACAAAGAGTGGTGCAATACTTGCTTGGGAATATTTCCATCCAGGTAAGGAGCCACCGAAATTTATCAAGTATATTCAAGACCGCGACCTCTGGGAGTGGAAGCTAGAGTATTCCAAAGAGTTCAGCGCTGCTTTCGACATGGTTCCTTTTGAGTTCGAAGAATTTGAAAAGTTTGAAGATGACTCTGTTTTTGATGACGCTTGTAAGCGGGGCTCGTATATTTTGGCCTATTCCAAGACAGTAGTTAAGAAAGTTTGTGAGCAAGCTCAAAAAAGAAAAATGGGTGGCAAAGAGGTACTCGTTGTAAATTCATCACATTGGATGTCTGAGATTGGAGCCCGCCTTGCACCGGATTGCGATTTCGCTTTGATTTGGTATTGGGATCATGAGAGTCAAAACACTAAAGTAAGTTTACGAGCATTTCATGAGATGGTTGATGTCTCTGAAATAGCAAAGGGATTTGGTGGCGGTGGCCACAAGAAAGCAGCAGGGTTTACTTTGCCTAAGGAGAAACACATTGAAGAACTTTTTGACGACGCAGAACCCGAGGTTTGACATTGTCTATTTGGATCCACCATGGGATTACAAAGGTCAGCTACAACATTCTAAGCCTGGAATGGGGGATACAGGTGGCGCTCGCAAGCATTATGGTACACTCAAGCTAAAACAGCTCAAGCAGTTTCCAATGCAGAAGCTTCTGAATGAAGATTCTCTTGTTTTCATGTGGTGTACAAACCCACACCTGGACCAGGGCATTGAGCTTCTAAAAAGCTGGGGCTTAAAATACTCTACGGTGGCTTTTGTCTGGAACAAGATGAGAGTCAATCCAGGATTTTATACCATGTCTCAGTGTGAGCTTTGCTTGGTAGGAAAGAACGGAAAGATTCCACGTCCCAGGGGTGCCCGAAATGTCAGACAATATCTTGAGCATATGCGAGAGCAGCACAGCAAGAAACCTGATGAAGTTAGAGCTCGGATTGAGCAAATGTTTCCCGACCAGTCGAAGGTTGAGCTTTTTGGTCGTCAGCAGCTTGCGGGCTGGTCTGTGTGGGGTGATGAAGTTGAGAGTTGTGATAGTCTAAAGAGGTATCTAAGTGAGCTCGGTTGGTAGACCCCCGTGGGATGAAATATGGATGGGCTTTGCCCATTCCATTGCTCGTCGGTCGTATGATCCGCGGTACCAGGTAGGTGCGGTCATTGTTACGAAAGAAAACACACAGGTGCTGGCTGTAGGCTACAACGGAAATTATTCGGGTGGCCCAAACGAAGTAGAGTCTATAGAGCCAGGAAATTCAGGAATGATCCACGCTGAGATTAACGCTTTGTTAAAGTGCGACTATAATATCCGCGGGAAGAAAATCATGTATGTGACCCTAAGCCCATGCAAGATGTGTGCAAAAGCCATGATTAACGGCGGTATAAAAGAAGTTGTTTATGATGAAGAATATAGGGATCTGTCCGGAGTCGAACTACTTATGTCTGCGGGAGTTGCGGTTAGACGTTACACAACGTAGCACCAGACATATTTACTCCATATTTAGTTCTAAGCGTTATATTAGCAGATGGAGTTTCGAAACATGAGTGGGTTAGTTCACGATTTATCCAAGCAATGTGTGTCTATGTTTATCAAGACTCAGGTTGATTTGTTTTCAGAAGATTTTATACGAGGCGGTAGCCTTCAAGGCTTATTGACCGAAGCACTTAACGATGAAGATAAGGGCGAGATGGATGAAGGTGTTCAGGCATTTTTAGGCGCCTTGGATGACTTAGGTTCATCGCTTCCTGACACGCCAGAGTGGCAGGCGGTCATCCAGGCAATAGAGGCAGCATCGAAGGTGGATTTCTCTGCGTTATATGATGAGAAGTCTGACCCGAAGAAACGCGCCGATGCAGCCGCAGATTTAACGACGAAGATTCAAGATGTTTGTGGTGAGATGGCAGCTGTCGTTCAGTGTGTTGAAGCGGTTAAGGGAGAGATTTCCGGTGCGAAGCCAGAGGATCCTACCCAAACGATCGGCGATTTGGCAAATGCTGCTGGGGAAGGCGGGGATGATGCTCCCGAGTTTCCGACAGTCGAAGATATTGAGAAAGCAGTAGAAAAGACGTACGTCGTTCCCGATTGGTTTAACAAAGCTTGGGAGACAGGGTCTAAAGCAGCTGAAGCCGAAGGCGGAGGCTTTTTTGACAAGGTGATGGGCTTTATTTCAAAGCTTTTCGGTGGAGATGATTCCGGTAACCTTGTCGAAGATGAGGTAATACTCGCTGCCATCCTTTCTTCTCCCTTTGAAGAATTTACTGCTGTAAATCTCCAGGGTGTGCAAACTGCGCTGGTAGGATCGACCGAGCAAATTGCGACAGAAACTTCTGAGACCTCAGCTGCAGCAGCCGCTGCTCAGCAGGGACAAAAGATGGCTGCCGCCGCCCCTGATATGAAAGCAGCTCAAGCTGGTGCTGAAGCTCTGGCTCAAGATGCAGATACGGCAAAAGAAGTTTCAGCAGCTGTTAAGGGATCTCTTGAGCCAGCCGATGCAGCTGCATTCGATTCCGCGCTTCAAGGGAAGCTGGATTCTTTGACAGCCAGACAACAGGCAATGGCTGCCAAGATATTACAAATGTTCCAGTCTGGTCCGGATGGCTCAACACCTGAGCAAGTTGCAGAAATCGCGCCCGAGGCCGTTGATGCCGCCGATGAAGAAATTGCCTCGAATTTCAAGAACCTGGATGCGCTGGCTGATCTTGGTGATAAGCACCTCGGCGATGCGGGCGGGGAACTTGTAAAGAATCTTTTAAGCGACGAAGAAGCAAGCAAATTGTTTGTGGCTCACTGGGAACGAAAAAGACCTCTGCTTCATGAGAATAGTTTGACATCTTTACTATTTGAGCAAGAGGAGGAAGGAATCCCCTTTGAAGATGTCCTGAATGCATTTGTAACGATTGGTAAGACGACTGGAGCTGCACCAGATGAAAAAGGTGTAACCGCGTGGGCTACTGATGTGAATGATCAAGAATTGCTCGATAAAAAAATCGCGGTTGCTGGAGAAGAAGGTGCCGACGGTGAAGAAGGCGCTCCCGTTTCCGAAGAGGAAGCTGCCGAAGAGCAGGAGCTTGCACAGACTGAGCTTGAGACCGCCGCCAAGGAAGCCGCCAGCCAGGAACAACCACCAGCTGTCGCTGTCGCAGCAGCATTAGACAACTGGATGGGTGGACTGTCTGATACTTCTCAAAAATCTCTCCAAGCTAAAGACAGAATTGGTGGTCTTAAAGATCTCGTCAATACAGCTCTCGAAGATGCCGCTAAAGCGATCGAGGGTGAAGTTCAGGCTGCAATTGATATGTGGCGCGGAGAGCATGAAGAGACGCTGACAAAGAGTAAGCGTTTTGCAAAGAAGAATTTTGATTCTTTGTCTGAATTAATTCCACAGATTGCTGCACAAATGTTGAAAGTTACAGCAGAAAGTAACGTTCGGTTAACCCGCGGAATGGTGCGTAAATCAGTACATCGTTACTTGGACAGAAGGTTTGGTCAGCAAGGAGTGTTGATCGAATCAGCTCGATGGGAAGTATTAGCAGGTATCCGGAGAAGATAATGGCAGATTCAGCATTCCTTTTAGAAATATTTAGACTCGAATATGAAAACCGTCTTAACGAGGTGCTCGGAGAATCAGAAGTATTTGACGACCGCGGTAACCTGGTGCTTTCACCAGACTTGAAGGTTCGACACAAGAAGTCTGGGTATGAATACACAATCGCTCATGTGAAGGGTGACAAGCCCGGGCAGGTTCAGATTGTTCTTCGTGAGCCCGAGGAGCCGAGATTTGACCCACCCGGTGGGGGAGAAGAAGTGTTAGGTGGACCCGATGATATTGGAGCGCTTAATGAAGAAGAAGCTGATCCAAGGATTCCAGATTTGCTAGACCCAAGCGCTGAGGTAGACATCGACGCCCGAGTCCAGGCCATTGGTGACTTGCCAGAAGAACCGAAAGATGAAATCGTTTTTGTGGTCGATCAAGAAGAATTTGAAAAAGAATATGAGGTGGATTAAATGCCAATTAACGAACAAGAGATACTGAAAGCCATAAACGAGACGCTGTATAAAGACTCTAAGAAAGAAGAGAAGCAGTTGTCTGAGTCTTATGTTGTGCAAGCAAAGAAATATGATCTCAATACCGACATGCTTAGCAAAAAAGCCATCACGGCCAACGTAGAAAATCTTCATGAGTATGTCGATGCCCTTAACGACGTTTCTGCGAAGCTTGATTCGGTGGATCGCTCTGCTTCCAACCCAAAGGATTCTTCCTTCAGGGGAATTAAGCAGGAAGAAACTTATAACATGAATGGATCATTTTTGTCTGCTTATTATTTCGATAATATTGCTGACCCCACTTCCAAGATTACGATGGATAGTCTGGTGTATATGAGACTCGCCCGCGACTTTGGGACCTTTGAAGATTGGCAGAAGGACTTCATTGCATGTGGGATGGCATCTCGAGACGGGTGGGTTTGCACAATCTATAATGGGTTCATTGATCGCTATATTAACATTTTCGTTGATGGAAACGAAGTGGGGATTCCCATGAACTCGTATCCTGTTATTGTGTTATCGGTCCAAGAGCGAGCGTATTTTAGAGACTATCTTAACGATCGCCGGCAATATATCTTTGCCATGATGAAAGAATTAAATTGGAACCTTATTGAGCTGAGAGTTCGCCGGGCTGATAAGCTTGGAAAAATCCTGTCAGCCGGCCTTGGGAGTGAAAAATGAAGAGAGATGATTTGAAAGAATTTTTCCGAAAAGCTTATAGTGGTGTTTTGCTAGAGCAGGATGATCCATTCGGTGGCGGTGAAGAAGAAGAAGAAGAAGGCGGCGGCGAAGAAGAGGGCGGTGACGATCCATTTGGCGGCGACGAAGAAGAGGGTGGCGACGAAGAAGGTGGCGAAGAAGAGGGCGGCGAAGAAGAGGGTGGCGATGAGGAAGAAGATGAAGGTCCGAAAGCAGAAGAGTCCGACAAGATCAGATATGAAAAATCGCTAGACGATCAACTTCAAGCCATCTTTGTTGATATTGAGTCTGACTCTATAAAAAGTGCTCAAGTCCAGGAAGAAGGGTATTCTTTGAAGCGGCTACTGTTAAGAGAGCAGGACGATATTGCAATTGATGTAGATAGATTTGCCGCTGAGACCGCTCGTATTATATTAAATTTTGATGCGTTCTTTGACATCGAAGAAATGATTATGTCAAAAGCGCGTAGCTTCCTCTTGGACAAGTATGGCGAGGAAGTGGCAGATGAAGTTGAAGAATTATTGTCTACTCGCCACGACATCGCGCGAAAAGAAGAAGAAAAGGCAACTCGTGAAGAGTACGATGAGCAAGTGCCTATCGCTGTAGGAGCTTCAGCGGGCGCCGGTGTATGAGCAACTGGGTGCGCAAGAAGTCGGTACACTTTAATCTTCTTACAGAGACCCACGCCGAATTCCGAGTACTTGCTTTCCGGAAAAAGCTTTCGATGCAAGAGATTGTAGAGGGTCTTATTTCTCGGTTGGTTAACGGAGACCCCGCTTTGGTTAAAATAGTGGAGAAGATATCTAGTGAGAAGGGTGACAAAGAATTACGCAAGGTTGTCGGTACCGATGCAGAAAGCGTTTTTGATGTAATCGAAAAGTATGATATTCTAAAAGATTCTTCTGCGGAGAAATAAAATGTGGTGGTCATCTTCTAAAGATAAAAAAAAAGATGAGGAACTCAAAGCGGCATTGGAACGAATCACTCAGTTAGAGAGAGACTACCGATCGCTGTCATTGACGCTGCAAAATTTACAGAGCGCGATAGTAGCAATTTCTAGGAACAATGATTTGGTTGCTAATGATGTTCGAAATATTCAAGAGATGGTAACACATTTTTTAACAGAAATAGACCCTGCTCAGTTAATGTTTGGGTTTTCCAACACGCGTGACGATAATTAATTTGGATATACTTAATGGCAAAACCAGGAGCTACAATGGGTGATAATGAAATTGGTATGAAAGAAGCGCAAGCGCTTATTGAGGGCGAAAAGCTAGGGCTTCTGGATAGAATTGTTGGCCGAGTCATATCTCGGAAATTTTTTGTGTTTTTAACAGCAACCGGATTGCTGGCTTGGGCCAGCCTGGATAGCGAAACGTGGGGAATGATTGCAATGATTTACATCGGCGGTCAATCTGTCATTGACGCAGCGATCGCTTGGAGACACGGCAAGTGATAACGTGGTTAGCTATTAAGGCCGGATGGGCTTCTTTTCTTTCGTGGTGTAGGGAAAGGTGGGAGCTTCTGGTCGGGGTTGTCGTAGGGATCTTGGGGATGCTAGCGATTACACGACGAGGTAGTGATGCCAGGAAAGTTTTGGAAGAGAAAAATAAGCTTGTCGATTTATTACTTGACTCTGAGGCGGAGGCTTCTGAAAAAGAGAGAGAGGCACTCCGCAAAAATCTAGAGAAATTTCTTTCCTCGAATGAGGAAGCGGAAGAGGAATTTCAGAAAAAGCTTGAGGCGCTTGATGAAGAGAAGAGAAAAAGAGTAAAAGAAATTCTTGCCTCTGAATCACCAGAAGAAGATATTGCTTCGAAGCTTAAGGAATATTTGCATTAGAGCGAATATTTAATGATATTGAACCGCCCAAGGGGATTGAAATGAAAAGAAGAAGAACACTAAAAGAAGCTTTAGGGATGAAGTCTACAACATCCACACCCACGAGAGTGGGTAGCAACCAATTACGAAATGTGATCTTAAAAGAAATTCGAGAAGTTTTAAGAGAGGATGCCGATCCTAAGAAAGTTGATACGGCACGCTTTCCACTTCCACTTTCGGCAGTTGCTAGTGATGTTGATAAGGCTCATGCAGTAGTCTCGTCTGGTAAGGATGAAACTGATGGCGGAAGTGCGGATGATGTAATCAATGTTGGGGGCGCTTCGTTTTCAGTTGGTGACTTAAAGCCCTCTCAATCCAGTATGAATATTGAGAAAGCGCTTAGCATGGCTCTTGGTATGATCAGAGACGACAAAGCCGGTGGGGACCTTGGCGCATTCATTTCTAGCGATAAGCATATCATGGATGGCCACCACCGCTGGGTTGCAACAGCTATGGTAGATCCCTCTGCTCAAATCGGTGGTTATGGTGTTGATTTTCCAGCTGACCAGTTGATTCCTGTTTTGAACGCATTGACCGTAGGACGGTTTGGCGTTACAGCGGGTAAGCCCGCAACCGGCGGCTTCGATCAGTTTGAAGAGGGTCCGATTCGCGATCAGCTAGAAAAGTATCTTCAGAACGGTGCGTATCAGATGGACCCCGATGTCGTACAGTCGACCATCGAAAAGTGGACAGACGAAGTGGGTGAAGCAGCAGTCGACGCTGCGGTTGATAAGTTTGTAACGAACCTTGGAGCAGTGAGCTTCGATCTTCCTGGTAGTGCCCCGACGCGCGAAGATATGCCCGTTATTGATGAGCCCGATGTTCCGGAAGCAGTGGCGGCTCTCTCGGCAGGTGAGGTTGACGTAAATGAACCTTACGGTTGGGAAGAGGGCCAAGAGGGAATTGGCGCGCCCACGGGCGGTGCGAAGGAAGAAGAGCTGAAAGGTCGGACTGGAAAGAAAGAATCGCAGCACGTTGATGGTGACCTCGTCCTTGAGCGCTGGCGTAAGCTTGCTGGTTTACTAAACAGCTAATTTTCATACAGTTTGGTATGAAATTATTTCAGACAATAATGGTCGCGTGGATATGCGCGTTCCTTATATTTTACCCTACAATTTCTTACGGTGCAGAGCCTATTCCTATCAAGGAAGGAGACCCCGCTCCATTTGATGGGGTGATTCTGACCACCACCGATGCCGCGGTTCTGCTCGCGAATCTTGAGCAGCAACAGGCACGTTGTCAAGCGAATATCGACTTAGCGGTCTCAACCGCTCTGGCCGCTAAGCAATTAGAGCTTGATACGTGTAACTCAAATTTTCAGATACGAACCGATCTTTACGAAACGCAGCTTACAGGTTATAGAGATTACAGCATTTTCTTAGAAGAAAGGCTCACCAAACCGAAGCTGTCTCCGGAGTGGGTTTTGATCATTGGAATCGTTACCGGTGTGGGAATTACTATCGGAGCAGGCGTTGCGATGAATCAAGCTGCAGGTCAATAGAAAAACTACTAAACTTCTTCATATTTAGTAGTGAGGTGGTTCGTAATGAGAAAGAACTTTAACAATTTAAGGCACCAAGCTAGAAAGCTACTTTTCGAAGATACATATCCGAAATATAGCGAGTCGAGTTGGGCTGACGGCGAGAGAGCCGGTACGCAATTTGTAGATGATGGCCCAGAGGAAGAAGATCCTCTCACAATGCCAATCAGTCCACAGCCCCAGATGTCAACGCAGTTAAGCGAAGATATGCCACCGGTGGATGATCCCGAATACGCGCCAGTCAATAACCAAGATCTCGCCCGTGCCCTTTATGCACTGGCACAGAAGTTACCAGACGATGCCGAAATTGCCGAAAAGACCTACGCGAAATTTAAGAAGTTTGTCGATGACCATGAAGTCGTAAGTGTGGAAGTTGTTGATCAGGGTGGCATGAATGAACCTGAAGAAGTACAAGAAGCTCGAGCAATAATCAAAAACCAGCTGCTACTTTCATTGCTCAGCGAACAGGGCCGATGGGACGAATTTAAGCTTGGCTCACGCTTCGACGACGACGACGACGATGATTGGGGCCCATCTGATGATGACTTAGAAGCGATAGATCGAGGGGATCCACATGCTGGTGAAGTAACGCTTGATCAAATTGCTCAGGAGATGGGCCTCAGTACCAGCGGCGTAAAGAAGATTGAGGGCGACGCGCTGAAGCACTTCAGATTAATATACGATGATTTCCCTGGTGATATGGATCAGATCCACGTGTGGGCGCTAGACTTCTTCGCGAATGCTTTGCTTGAGCTGGAAGCGATTGAGCAGCAAGATGCAGATGAGCTCAAGTCAGCACCAGATGCAGCTCGAGGTTGGGACCCACTGAAGTTTTTTATATGGGATGGATTCTTGACTAATGTGTATAACAAGATGGTCCGGGATGCTAAGAAGCTTGGTCTGGATCCTGTGAAAGAATTAAAAGATCTGCCAGCAGCCGACGGAAAAGGCAATCTTGCCGACAGAGCCAAAGCCTACTTTGATGGATTACCTCACTCTAAACTAATGCAATCTGTCGTAGATGCGATGAATGTACGTGGGTGACAGGAGGATTAATGATGCTTCGATCAGTGATGAAAAACTATCTTAATAAACAAAAGTCTCCTGACGGAGACATGTTTGGTTTAGTCGTCGAGCATGTGGACGAGCTCCCCCTTTCTGCTGAAGAAAGTACTTGGGCGGTTGCCGCCGACCCTGAGCGCTTGGTGAGGAAGTTTGATTTTGAAGATATCGAAAGGCGGAATTGGTTCTTGAAAGAATTATTGGAAGATGAAGTGCAATCAGGCCACAACGGCCGCATTTTAGCCGATGGGATGGGTGTTGTGGTTGAGGTCTGGACTCATGATTTAGATGCTGTGACAGAGCTTGATTTAGAGTATGCAAGCCGGTGCGATGATATTTTTAATGACGTGAGTCTATTGGGAGATGTAGGATATGGCTACAGATAATAACATAAGAGTAATAAATGAAGAATATGAGCGCGTGTTGGGGAATCCAGATAACATGATCATGTCAGAGGGTTTGCGAGAATTAATGGATGGGGCTGCTGGCCAGCGCCAAACACCGCTCTCTTCCGCCGACAGCCACGCGCTGTTCATCTCTGGCATTGATGATGTTATGGATATGGTCGAGTTGCCTGGAACCCTACACACCATCCGTCAGTTAAATGATAAAATGATTCTCTCATTTGAGGTAACCAATATCACACAGGATGTGCTTAAGCGCCTTCACGGTTCTATGTCCAACGATGAAGAAATTAATATCAAGCTAAATGGAGCTGCGGGTTTTTCTTGTAATAATACAGTCTTAGAATGCTGGGACTTTATGAAACTAGCTCCTCATCAGTTTTTGCTTAGCTTAACATTTGGAGGAGACAATGTCGTATTTTGAAAAATTCATGAAAGATATCGAGGAGAAACAGGCTCGGAAAAGGAAAGCGCAAGAGAGTGTCGCGAAGGATGATCAGCATCACGTTCAGCGAGAGAGAGTGCGGCTTTATTCTGAGCGATGGCAAAATTCAGTTCGATGGATACGAGGAAAAAATGAAAAGAAATCTAAATGAAATCGCTGGCATCATTGCTTCAACAATTTTATTGGAAGAATTTCAGATAGCCGATGAAGAATCTAAGCAAGCTGCGCTTTCTAAGTTAATTGATGATGAAAAACTCCGCGCTCCCCCAAAGGCGAAGAAAGAAGAAATTACCGATGAGGGAGATGATGATGATGATGAAGATGAAGATGAAGATGAAGGCAAGATAGAAGCTAAGCCGAAGCCCGGCGGTGATGATGAAGATGAAGGGAATGAGGGAGACTTCGAAGTCCAGGCTCCTGATGTTCTTCCTGCCATGATTTCCTATGCACAAATAGAAAAGCAGATCAATAATCTGAGGGCAGGAAAAAGCCTCAAAGATGAGGAAATTTCCGGAGCATTAGAAGATTACTTTGATGAGCTTGGCCATGGCGAGACTGATGCGCTCTTCGCATATCTTGCTGCAATCGGAGCCATCTTAACTGGCGGAACCTCTGGTGAGGATGCCCCGCGTCCAAGTCAGATGGGGATAAAGATATCCAAGCCGGAAGATAAAGAAAAATCCCAAACTCCAGCTGGCGAGCCCGAAGAAGTTGGGATTGATAACCTCCCCCCGGGCGAGGCACCGATTATTGTTGGTGAAATTGCCGACAAATCTCTGCAGTTACGAATCGTTTTAGAGAACTATTCTGCTTCAGACTCTCATCGTTGTGTTGGTGGGCAGATTGTAGATTTTGGAAGCTCTGCTTGTATTAAGGATTTGACAAGCCGGATTGATGATACAGCTGATCAACGTGATGGGCTGAAGAGAGGTACGGCTGATAGATCTAGCTTGAATGGTACTCTCAAATACCTTCGTCAGAAATTACGCGCCGCTAATAAGATTTCGAAGCAGGATGATGAACTAAAACTACAATCGAAGTTAAACTTAGCGGATTCTGCATAGATGCTGGTAGAAGAACGATACAAGCTAGCTGATATTGACAATTCTGATCTTTTAGAGATAGCTGATTTTCTTTGTCATCAATGTCCTATCGTTCGACCGGTTTTCGAGTGTGTGAAGGTCTATGTGCGGCTCCACGAGTCGGGCCGGTTCACTCACGCGCGTCACCCACTTGATCTGGGGACCAGTGTTGTTTCCGCACGTGATATCGCTGAGCGCATGAAGACTAAAAATCGTGAGCTGATTGTTTTGAGCGCGCTCACCGAAGTTGAAAAAACGTGCACGGATATTTGGCCTTTTTCTGCGGGTTCATCTAGTTGGGTTTTATTGGAAATCCTCCACCCAGAAATTCGAATGGCTGGATCCAGTAATACACCGATGGTGATTTTTAGAAAAGCCGTTAGATTAAATTCTCGAGGTCAGCAGGTCACAACACCATTACTGGAAAGAATGTTCGAGAAATTAAAGGGTGATTTAGACTCTGGCGAGCTCGGGGAAGATTTTCGCTTGATCCCTGATCCAGTTATTAAGCTTTCGAATATTTCGGGTGTAGGGGTTTTTGCGGACTTTCAAGAGCAGGTCCGTGGGATGATGCACCTTACAGAGGGAAAGAGTTTTTCTTCCACACCAGGGCTCAGCTCCTATTCGCGAGAAGTTATTGAGGACTTTATTGACGGTATATTAGAGAGTAATTTTGCTATTCCTCTCGCTTCTAACCCGGGTTTCTATTTCAAATTCAAAGAGAGCACATATAGTATAAGAAGCGAGCAATTTTTGATTGAAAAGAAGCAGCAGAAGAAAGTCGACTTGCCGCCACTGCCCATATCAGGATTGCTTAAATGACTGAGTACGAAATAATAAAAGAAGCGGTTTCCCTGGGTCGTGTCTTGGGCGTCGAGAACTGGGTAGAATTAAAGAAAGTTTTGCTGGTGACATTATCGCCACAAGATCGTTCGAATTTTTCTACTAGAGACCCAAAGACAAAAAAGCAGCGATTAAATAAATTCGAGGCGAACTTGATTGATAATTATTGGATACAAACCGGTGTAAGGTTGAATGAACCAGAGAAAGAAGGATTTGTAGTACCATGAGAGAGCTTGACGAAATATTTGTAAGAAATGAGATTCGAAAAATCTTAAGTGAACAGCTCGAAGATGTTACATGGGGTGATCTTGTCCCACCCTCTGCAGATGAGTTTTACAACACATTCATAGGTCCCTTCGTTGACGTATTCAAGGTAGCCCAGGTTGCCGTTAAAGATGTGGCTGCAGGTACTCTTACAACGATTGAGTCTGCGTTCACATTTAATCCCGAGAAGCAGAAGCAATTAATGGATAAGTTCCGGTCCGATCGAGAAAAATACAAGGGGGAAATGAAAACAGCAATGTCTTCGACAGTCGAGGCTTTATCATCTCCTGATGCGCAGTTGATCATGTTCATGATGAACCCCGGAGTCTATTTGGGTGGCGTGCTTGGGAAAGAGGTGGCGGAAACAGCAGAGCCTGTTACTGAGTTCTTGGGAGATAAGTTCGGAAACATGGGTAAAATGATGGGTCTTGGTTCAGGATACATTCCAGCTAAAGCTCAAGCCGGTGACAAGGGTCCAATTCGAGGGATAATGGACGACTTAAAGAACTTATTCTTTGGCCCTGATATGGGGTTGACAACAGCTAATATGGGCGTACGCACTGGCCAATCTGAGGGCTTGGATGAGATAGATGAACTAGAAATGATCCTCCGTGAAGGTGAGGAAGAGAAGAAAGATGTTGACTTTAACGACTCCGAGATGGAAGAAATGGCTGCCGACTGGCTAGAAAATTCAGGTGCAGGCGAAAAAATAGGGGGCTACGCTGACGATATAATCGCTAATAAAAAAGCTGAAGTTGAAGCCGTAAAAGCTCAGTACGGAGAGATGCTTGAGGGCTTAAATGCCGTCACACAAGCGAAGTCACTTGACGAATTATTCCAGCTTATTCCCCCCCTCGCACAAGCTGGAATCGATCTTCAGCCTCAAGCCGCTGAAACTGAAAAAGCAATCCAGGAACAGAAAGATATTATTGCCGCCGGCGGCGAAGAGGCTGAAAAAATACTGGAAGACTTGAAGCAACTGCCGGATGGTGGTGCAATACCTGATGATGCTCCGCCAGAGGCTTGGGACCCAATTATAGAGCAAGGCGTTATCGCTGCTGCGTTTGGTGATGTTGTTACGCAAGCAAAGCAACAGAGTTTGGGCGAATTAATCGGCTTCGTTGCTGAAATGCCACGTGCAGATTTAGAAACGATTGCCAAGACCGGACCAAAGGGAAAAGAATTCGCAGACATTATTCTGGGTTTAGAAGAAGACCTATTGTCAATGTGATTTACTTTAATCTGTTCGCTTTTTTAATATAATCCACAGAGACGGAGGGATTTGTGTCATTTGAAGAAAGAGCCACCCATTGGGTGCCAGAAATTTGTTATGAAGAAGCTGATGATGGGTTGACGTCAAAGATACCGTTCATAGATGTACCCCCTACAGAGAAAATGCCCAATGTTTTGTTTATCTTTGAGGCGTGTGAGACAGGGGAGTTTGAACCGGGGCCAACTGGGGAACCAATCCCTATCGTAAACTTGGATCTACATCAGTATGCAGACATGAATGTTTTGAGAACCGGTTTGCCTCAGGAAATTTATGATAAGGTTCGTTTAGTGCTTGGGTTGGATCCCCTCGCGACAGCAATACCGAAGGGTATGGCAATCACTGAAAAAGTGCGAAATAATGTGTTGGGAGATTGAATAATTGTGTAAAATTGCTTACATTGGGGTATAATAAGAATGTGGAAGACCCACATATAGGCCCATAGGAGCAATCTATGCAATATCTCACTAGAGATTCATCTGTTCGCGCGATTCGAAATATTAATCAACTATTTTCAGATATTAAGGGGCTATATCATAGCCATGGCATTGATATCACGGGTGATGTTGGGCGCCAAAACATTCTAATCTCAGCCGCTCAAGAGCATTTTTTTGCCAAGGCCATCCACGAGTCATTTGGTGAGTGCAAGAATGACGGCCGTACAGGTATGGCTGATATCGTAATCAGCTGCCTGGGTGATAGGGAGCTTGAGTGCAAGGTAGTGTGCCAGGGAAAGACGGGATCATGGCATCTTCAGACCGATAAAGCCACGCTGGAAAAGAAGGGAAGCTGTGATTTCCTTTATCTAATGTTTGACCGAAAGCATGAGCGAGTTGGTGTGTTTTTGTTTCCATCATTGACACCCGATGATTTTAAGGATCCCTCTCCAGGCTCCAGAGGAAAAGCTCGGCTAAATAAGCATCTCGCTTTTAAGAAGTGCATCCCGCTTGTAGGTGGGTTTGTTGATAAGCGTCTTGAGTATATGACAAAATATGAAGAAGCTATGTCCACCGCGGAAACCGAAAAAGAGAGAGAAACAGCTGCACAAAAGCTTGAGATGTGGTATAATAAAACATCACAATTTCGAATACAGCTGGAGGATCTAAATGAAATCTGCTAATGAGCATTTTAGCGTCGGTGCCATTGTTTATTTTATCTCAAGTAAAACAGAACAAGTTATTCCTGCGCTAGTTTCGGAGAAAATCGTACGAACATCAATGGAAAATTCTTCGAAGGTCACGTATGTCTTACAGGTACGCTCAGGAAAGAACCTCAAGTCGGTTGAGGTGGATCCTGCGACGGTGGACTTATTTGCGACTCCCGAAGAGATTAAGGCGTTTATGATTGAACGCACAACTAGGGCGATCGATGGCTTAGTATCAGCAGCCGTTGAGGCCTCGAAAACTTTTGTTCCGGCGAGTGTTGATCAAAAACTTCCAGTCCCGAGCGAGGGTGAATATGCTGAGGTCGTTTTAGAAGGCGGTCAGGTAGCAAAGCTGAGGATGTGATTATGAAGCATCTGATTCTAGACGCTAACAATCTATTATTCCGGGCACGGCACTCATGCTATCAGCGGAAGTATGATAATGTTATTATTCATACATTCTTTCGAAGCCTGAAACCCATCATAGAGAAATTTTCTCCAGACTATGTCTATTTTGTGCTGGATGGGTATCCCAAAAAGCGGATGGAGCTTCAGGCTTCCTATAAGGGGACTCGAGTTTATCATGATAAAGATGGGTTCCGAGCGCAAAAGAAAGAAGCTGAGAAGATTATCAAGACCTCAGTACCATTTGTAACTGCGCGACATCCAGAGGCAGAGGCAGACGATGTAATCGCTGACCTGGTGCTGGGGTTGATACCCGCAGAAGATGAAAAGGTTATTGTTTCCAGTGACACAGACTTTATCCAGTTGTGTCAGGATGCTGACAACACGTTACTATACAATCCTATCAAGAAAGACTTCAGAGAGGTACCAGAGTATCCATATGCACGCTGGAAAGCCCTACGTGGGGATTCATCTGATAATATTTCGGGAATCCCCGGGATAGGGAATAAGCGCGCAGCTGCTCTTCTGGAAGGGAAAAACCTTGAAGCTTTTTTTGAGAAGAAGCCTGAAGCTAGAGTCAAATATCTTGAAAACCTTGAAATGATTGCACTAGATTCGTTCTCTAGTACCGAGCGTCTGCAGGTCGAATATTCATTCCCAGAGATGCCACTTGAGACTTTACGTGATACCTTTACGTTGTTAAAATTTAAGAGTATGATTAGTGATGCTGCGTGGAATAAATTTTCCACGCCATTTATGGAGTTGAAAGATGGCAGGAAATACTTTACCGGATGAAAAACTGGTTGAAATGAGAGCTCTCGGAATTCTGGAGGGCGATGAAGTTGCAGTTCAGGATGGGGATCTATTGGTTGCTGTGAATGTAATTACTGGTGCGAAAAGGTTGTTGACGACCCCGCTCCAGGAATCTTCTACCAATAAGAGGCTACTAAAGGGATGATCTCTCAGAGTAATCGGGTCATTACGTTTTCCGAAGAATCTCGAGACCTAATCAGGGTCGGAGTTGAAAAGCTTGCTGACGCTGTGCGAGTAACGATGGGCCCAAGCGGAAAGAATGTCTTGATCGAGCAGGATGATGCGCCACCAATTTTGACGAAAGATGGTGTTACGGTTGCTCGTGCAATTAATCTTCGAGATCGGTTCGCGAATCTCGGTGTTCAGCTTGTAAGAGAAGCAGCTCAACGGACCGCCGAAGAAGCAGGTGATGGTACTACCACAGCCACTGTATTGGCATGCGCAATTTTTCAAGAAGGACTGAAGGCGCTGGCTGGAGGCCATGAATTAAGGGATATCCGCTCGGGTATTCGAGCAGCGACAGAAACCTTATGCGACGAAATAAGGAACTCCGCCGTACCCGTGAAGTCTGACGAAGACTTACGACGCGTCGCAAATATCTCTGTTAATAATGAGCCGGACTTGGCGGACTTGATTGTGCAGGCAATAAAGGCTGTGGGTGATCACGGAACAGTTACGGTCGATGAGGCGAAGGGTTTCGAATCTTCGCTAGAGATTGTTGATGGGTGTGAGCTTGACCGTGGGTATGTATCACCATACTTTGTTAACAAGCCCGCAAGAATGTCATGTGAGCTGTTTAATCCAGCCATCCTCGTAACTGACCAAAGGATTAGTTCTGTTCATGATCTTATGCATTTTATGGAAGAAGCCGCTAGAGAGAATCGACCGCTTGTAATTATTGGGCCCGAAACCACTGGTGACGCTCTACAGGGCTTGATTCTTAACCATTCAAAAAATCTTATTCGTGCTTGCGTTTTAGCTGCCCCAGAATTTGGAAGTTCTAGACTGGAGTCTTTGCATGATTTGGCAATTTTGCTTGGGACTGAGACACTTACTGGCGAACCATCCGGATGGCGAGGGAAAAAGCTGGTCGATCTCGGATCATGCAAAAAAATGTCGTCATATCGATTCAGAACTATTTTTATTGGGGTGGCGGGTTCTAAAGCGGCAATAGAGGAAAGGGTGCTACAAATAAAGCAAGCATCGTTAGAATATTCTGATGATATGGAAATGATGAATGTCTTAAATCGTCGTGTCAAGAGAATGAACAGTGGTATTGGCATCCTAAGAGTCGGTGGTGCAACAGAGTCTGAGATTAGTGAGCGAAAAGACCGCGTGGAAGATGCTCTTTATGCGACAAAAGCCGCAATGCAAGAGGGAATCGTAGCGGGTGGTGGTTCGTTGGTTGCACGTATTGCAAAGTCTAAGATGAGAGCAGACCCTGATATCTCGATTGGTCATAAAATTTTATACAGCGCTGCATGTGAACCACTCAAACAGATTGCAGCAAATTGTGGCTCGGTTCCCGAGGTTATTTTAGAGAGAATTATTGAAAAACCTAAGAATTTCGGTTATAATGGAAATAATGGAGACGTCTGCAATCTAATGAAAGCAGGAATAGTTGACCCCGCGAAAGTTACGCGTTTAGCGCTTCAAAACGCTTCAAGTGTTTCTATCAATTTACTATCAATTGGCTGCGCAATGGTCAGGGATGATGAGTAAAGAGAGCTGGTTTTTGTACGTTGCTATAATTAAACAAGGATGGAAAAAATGACAGTTGCCACTAATGATATTCCGTATGTTCGTGAAGATCGACTCAGCCGCGAGATGAGCGGCCTTTCTTACAAGCGAGACCGTCTGATGCATGACCTCAAGCGTAATAGGAAAGATGAGATTCTTCAAGAAAGACTCTTGAAAGTGGAGACAGAGATCTGCTATCTTTACCGAGAATTAGAGCACAGAGTAGCTCGCCGTGATGCTCATGCAGAGTATCAAAAAAATAAAAAGTTTTCAAAAAATCGTGCAAATCGCCGCTAAAATAGTGTATAATAATAATGATGGTGGGACTATACAGCACCCACTGTTTTAACTGTCCACGGAGGTCGACTTGGTTCTAGAAAGTTATTTTAAGGAAGTTGGAAAACACAATCTTCTGTCTCGTGCAGAGGAGGTTGAGCTAGCAAAAGCAATTGAGGCTGGAGATCAGCGCGCAAGAGATCGAATGATCTCAGCGAATCTCCGACTCGCGATTTCAATTGCAAAGAATTTCCGCGACAAGGGGTGCTCGTTTGAGGACCTGGTGCAAGAGTCCAATATTGGCTTGATTCGAGCAGTTGATCGATTTGATTGGCGTAAAGGGTTTAAGTTTAGCACATATGCTGTGTGGTGGATTCGTCAGGCGGTGCAGTCTCATGTTGCCGGCCAGTCGGGAGCTATCAAGATGCCAACTTCTGCCCGAGCGGTGATGTATAAGGCGTACAAGTTCCGCGAAGAGTATCTGGAACAATTCAAGTGTGAGCCTTCTCCACAAGAAATTGCGACAGCGGTAGGTGTGCCTGTTGAGACACTAAAGGCTATCCGAAAGTCGGGCGCGCATGCGCTCTCTCTTGATCGTCCTATGAGTAAGGACGACTCCGGTAGCCGTACCTTTGCAGAGGTTGTGGGAGGGGTGGATGATAGAGATCCGGGTGATGAGATGGATAAGACTGTCATCCGACAGACTCTTATCCAGTCCCTGAAGTCATTGTCTTCGCGTGAAGAAAAGATTATTAGGCTACGGTTTGGTCTGTCTGAAGACTGTGCAGACCATGAGAATTTTCCAATTAAAAACAAAGAGTATAAGCAGCTTAAGAAGCGAGGTACACGATGAGCATGCCCAAGGGATTTAAGGCCGACAATGGCTACGCAACTGTAGGCGACCGCGGTGGTAAAGGTTACCGCGAAATTGCCGAAATTATGACGAATGATGGATTTCCCATGAAGCATTCGGCAGCACGTAATTATTTCTTGTCTGGGATGAGAAAGCTAGCTGAACCTATCTGTGAAATGCAGGGGATGTCAAAGGACGAGATCGATCGGATTGCTCTCGACCCGCGATTCCAAGAGTCAGTGGCTGATATTATCGAGGCTGAAGGTATCAAGCTGTGATTAACCATATTCTTGGGTATTTAGATGACCTCCGCGGTCACACTGAGCTACTTGAAGCGTTAAACTGGGATGAAGATCTAATGGGGGAATTTTTGGATGAGCTGAAAGCAATGCTAATGGCTGCACCTCCCAATGTTGAGAAAGCTTTGTTCTGGCTCAAGAATACACCGTGGGACTGTTTCGGCGACAGCGAAATGCCCTCCAACGTGTGGCTTGTCGTAGAAAAGAAGATTCGCAGATTAGAGCATGAAGTGAAGCAAGAGGTTTTTCAGAAGGGACAAAACAAATTTGCATTGCCCGGTGCTCGAAGAAATGAAGAAGATCCAGGAACGGAGTGGAATTAAATGAGAACTTTTGAAAGATTTTTGCATCGCCGAAGAATTAAAGATGTAAAGCAGTATTTTGTTGATAAGGGAATTACGACAGATCTTGATTTAGCGGAGTGGTGTGCGCAGCATGACGTTGACGCACCAGCATATCCGGTATTTCTTGACACACCTTCAGCTGGTGTAGCCGCCAATGTTAAGATTAAGTTGTCTGAAGATACGTCTAACGAAACGTGGCATGTTCCAGCTGCAGAACGACCCTTGCGCAAGTCTGCCACCAAGAAGTCTACGCGACAGAAGAAGAAGAACACCAAGTGAGGATATTGGTAAAGCTTTTTCCTACCTCCATTCGGGAGGCAATATTTCTCTTTTTAACGTTTATTAACGTTGGGCTTGGAACATATTTCGTTTCAGCAGATTTTCAAATACAGGCAATTTTTAGTTTTATTACATCGCTGCTCTGCTTCGGTGTCTGGTATTCACAGCTAGCTGAAAAGTAGGATTTATGTTCAGAAAAGTTATTCAGTGGCCCGACTTGTCACTTAAACAGAAATCTACCCCGCTGACCAAAGAGGATTACGGGCCTATTGTTGATGACCTTCTTGATACGTTCAATGTCACGGGTGGTCTTGGTTTAGCAGCACCGCAGATTGGAATTTACAGAAGGGTTATCGTGGTGAATCCCAGCCATTTGGATTTCGAGGATGGAGAAAGTCTCGTGATGATTAATCCTTCGCTGACTTTGTCTGGTGAAATGTGGCAATCTGAAGAAGCTTGTTTTTCTGTGCCATTTGTTATGGAGAGAGTTCCAAGATATTCACAATGTAAAGTTGTCTTCTATAATGAGAAATGGGAAGAGCGCTGGTTTAACTTAAAGGGCCTCGCTGCCGCATGCATTCAGCATGAGGTAGACCATCTCGATGGAGTGCTTTACCTTGATAAGCTTTCAAGACTGAAGCGTCAGCTTCTTACGAAGAAAATAAAAAAAGAAATGAAGAGAATTTCTCGTCTGAGAAAGGAGACGACCGCAGATTTCGAGAGAGATCATGCCGAATTGCAGATGGTTTACAATGACAAAAAAAGCAAAACCACTCACTCGAAGAAAAGGAAGCCGAAGCCGAGGAGAAAACACAAAAGATCCAAGCGGTAATAATCCGTTATCGCCCGGAGACATTGTTGTCTATAACTCTATTGTTAAGGAAGACATCTGGGTGGATGAAAAGGATGGGAAGGTGTATCTTTGTTTAGGTCATGCCGCTTCTTCGGAACTTGGAAACTTGGGGCCTATTTTATCTGGGTCATTTTCTGACTTACGCGTCATCGCGGTCCTGGAGGACGGTGGTGACGTTAATTTTTTCCTCCCTGATGAATTGACACTGGCGGAGACACCCGATGAGTGACACAACACTAGAGTTTGATCATGTAGCTATAAACGTTGATGATATAAAGCTGGCCGTTGATTGGTACGTTGGTGATCTCAATGCAACAGTTAAATATGTCGACGAAACATGGGCAATGCTAGACGTGAATGGAATTAGTATAGCGCTAACCATCCCGGGTCAGCACCCTCCGCACACGGCATTTCGCGTTAATTGTCTTGAAGATTTAGGTCCTGATTATCATGAACATCGGGACGGTAGTTGTTATGTTTATAGGAGTGATCCGTTTGGGAACACCATCGAATTGATTTATTGGAGAAACTAAACATGACTATCATCGAGCTTAAACGAGGAGAGACCGTCCGTAGATCTGTCGCGGGCGAGAGGGGTTTTTTCTATCCAGACCTGGATGGAAGAGCCATCATGCTACAATCAGACTGTACAGCTTTGGCACAGACGGGATGGCAATCGTCTACTGGCTTTACCCCCTACACTGTTCCATCGACCGCAATCGCTGAAAAGGATCGATATGACACCTCAGCGACGTATATGGTCGTTTGGGTTCATCAGGATGGCTAAAAAAAAGAGAACATCCCGGATTCGGAAAGCGAACACTTCTAAGTGGGGACGACCCGCGGAGGGAAGCGTAAAGACAAGATCTCCTCATCGTAATCTTGTAATCCCGTCCGGGAAATGTCCGGCAGAATTAAAGGGCGATGATAGAGAGTCAATTCGCGAGTGGGTGGTAAAGATCACCGAGCTCAAACCAGAGAATGTGTCGTATCATGCTGATGTCTACAAATATTGGGTTCGTGATTTCTACGAGTCTTACTCTGAAGAATGTAAGAATATTCGTAAGATAATAGACACGATAGTAACAGATAGAGTTAATAAAATTTCAGACATAGGAGCCTAAGATGCCCAGTGTACTATCGAGCTAAAAATCTTGCGTTGAATAATGGGAGGTCTTATCATATCGCTGCTATCTTAAGGCGGCGTGGAAAAGTTGTTAAGATCGGTGAGAACACTTATAAAACGCACCCCAAATACAAGCGGCAGTATGCCGATGGGACATGGGGCTCTCACATGCATGCAGAAATGAATGTACTTCGATTTGCCCAACCGGGTGATGAGCTTGAAGTGATTCGTTTCAGAAAGTGCAATCACGAGCGGACCATGGCCCGACCCTGCGCGCTTTGTGTAGAGCAGATTCGTAAGGCTGGAATTAGCAAGGTAAGATATACCAACTGGTCAGGCGAGTGGGAGGAGATGGAGATATGATTAAGAAGGGAACCTTGGTAAAGCGGTGGTCTAATGACTATTGTGTACTAAGCTTGGGACTGAGACATGACAAGCTAGTTGAGCTCTACCCACCTGAGCGTTCCCTATGCATTGTCACATCTGGCCCGAAAGAATCTGACTTGAGCACTCATGACAGAAACTACAATCCGAAGTCCAACTTTATTGCGCTTAAGAAATCCATTGAAGTAATTTGCGATGGAGTATGGCATGGTCCGTGTGATATTAGCGCGTTCGAAGAGGTGAAGAAATGATTGGTGAATTGGGCATCGTTACTTTTGCGCATCCATTACAGCTTTCGCTTTGGGGTAATTCTATTTTTATGGGTGGTGAAATTGTGCTGTGTCTGCGGGAAGTGTATAATACTCGCCGCCCGACTTTTGAAGTGCTTTATTTAGGCGCAATCTATACCCTTTCAAGAGAATATTTAGTCGCATGGGCATAATAGGTGTCGGAACTGTTGTACGCTTACGATTCGACGGCAGGATTGCGTTGGTGACAAAGATCACCAATGCCGGTTCAGCTCTTGGGGTTTTTTACTCTGTGATCGTCGACGGGGAATCGATGGACATCATCGATGCAGATATTGCTGAAGTGATTTCAACGAAGGGTGATTAATGAATATGAATCTTCTGTATTGTGCATTCTGTTTTATAGCTCTGCATGTCATGGTTTGGTTTTCAGCAAATCTACAGCTTGTCAATGAATATTGGGAAGCTAAGAGTATTTACGTCACGTTATCTTTGGCAGTCCCCATTACTCTTTTAGCATATTATGGAACTCGGTACGGCTACGCCGCGTTAGGAGAGTCCGCGTGGGGCGTCAGGTTTTTTGCTTTTGCGTTATCATATTTCATATTTCCGTTTTTCACCTATTATTTTTTGGGCGAATCGATGTTCACCATTAAGACTATGCTATGCGTGATATTATCATTCGCCATTTTAGCCATCCAGCTCTTTATGTGATATTTATAGACATGCCCGGTTTCACTCGAGAAGATTTCGAAGACGTTTATTCTACCGCTCAAATGGCTCACATGGGTCAAAAGCGTAGGAGCGGGGCTGAATATTTCACACATCCATCAGAAGTAAGGAATATCGTTCGGCGGTATTATCCGGATGATTACGCCGCGCAGATGGTCGCTTTGCTTCACGATTCTTTGGAGGATGCACCTGGTGCAACTGTTTCTTCGATAGAGGAAATGGAGTCTTTTATCCGCGGCTCTATTGGAGACCCTGCGGCTGGTGAAGAAGTGATAAATGCAGTTCAAACTCTAACACACGAATCAGGTAGCGATTACGGAGCATACATGATTTCTTTGTTGGGTGAGCCTTTGGCACTTCGTGTTAAGCTAGCAGATATGCTTCATAATCTTTCAACTGCTCCAACCGACAGCCAGAAAGCAAAATATAAAGATGCGATTGCTCAAGTAACTCAAGCGTCTGGTGGCATGCCAACCGGCGTGGCATTAACCCACTGGAAAGAATTGACAGCCCTCACCGAATCCGCAGAAATGAGAACATTGAGATCAGTGATCCGAGAACAATTAAGGGGAACAAACATGAAAGCAAGAAAAGGATCAACAGTCAGGTGTCCAATAACAGACCGGATTGGAATTGTACTTGAGAAGGTCCGGGGCGCGGTGACCACTTATGTTCGAGTTCTGTGGGAGACTAAAGAGACTACCCTCACAGAAGTCGTTGATGTTGAGGTGTTATCAGAACCCTCAAGCGTTGCGTCGCCGACTGCCGGTACCTGACTTTTCTTCCCTGTCAGGATCGTCAGGATCACCAAGAGTCCGTTCTCTCTGAAACGGCGCTTTCCGTTGCTCATCTTCGGGACCGCGTTCAAATTCTTTCCAGGCTAGTTCAGATTCGACCCATTTTCTTCCGATAGGATTTTCGATAGGCGATTCAACAAAGGCCCGCGCAGCGTCCATCGCCGCTACTTTTGCTTCATCGGTACTGTAGCTGGTGTTGTTGACAACTATAAAGTCGCTCCCAAATAAATTCTGGAATTGGTCCAAGTTTGCCTGGACTTTTGTCCAGATTTCTTCTACCAGCTCATCTTTTAAGACACGATCACGTTTTCTGTTTCGGTCAAGGGCAACTTCAAGAGATGTGTTAACAAAGATCATCGCAGTGTCGTAACCGATCGCTTCAACCTGAGCTTTTTTTGCTGCCATCTTGGGATAGTCATCACCAGTTCCATCAACAATAAGTCCAATCCGACCCTTCATGTATTGCGACTGTTGATGCCCTTTCATCGTCTTTGCTCTGCCTCGGGGTGAGTCATCAGGCTCTGTGAGCGCTTCAAATTCTTCATCACTCATACCAGCTAGCTCACTCGGCTCGATTCCCATATCTCTTAAGAATTTTTCAAAGGCAGGGTCAGAATTTACGAGACGTAATCCATACTCTGTGCTCATGGAATTAGTTGCGTCTTTTAGAATTGTTTCAGTTACTTCTATGTCGTTGTCGATAAGCGCTTGCATCGCTTCTTTGTCTTCGACTTTGTTAATCCCACCGAAAATATCTTTCGCAGTGTAAGACTTTCCACTACCAGGTCCACCCGCCATAAAGACGGCTTTCAAAATACCCGGATCATAGACTCCCTCTACGATTAACCCAAAGAGAGCCTCGTTAATCTTTCGCTTTTGGTGGTGGAGGACTTCTTCTCTGATTATTTGAAGTAGCCTGTTTTCAGTGAAGCTCATTTTACAATCCGCCGAGTAATGTGATTGCGATCAATCCCGGAATTCCTTCCTTTACATACACTCCTGAGAATAACGTTGCTGCTCTTCCACCCACGTAAGAGAACGCGGACTCGAGTCTTCGACTTACATCAGGATCTGTTGCCATGCTGCTATTGACGATGAGGAGAAGAGTACCCGTCGCTCCACCGCTTGTGGGAGTGGGACATGGCGATGACCGGAGACATCCCTGGTAGACCAACGACCCGAGATCGCTCCTTGTTACATCTCTAACGACAGTGCTTCCAATGACCATTCGTCCGTCAGTGCTTAAGCATTTTTCTAAATCTTTTGTGTCGAAAGTTTGGATCTCTGTATGCTCATCGGCGAGTTTAAGAACTTGAGCCAAGAGCTTTGCAAAGTTACGATTCGCAGATGGGAACATATTCATCATTCCTACCTTACCTCTCAACAGTTGTAACTGCTTTTCGTTATCGATCAAAATGTGGGGAGTTTCGCTGATGTCTTCCATCAAGGATTTGTAATTTTTAGAAATCGTGGGGTTGAGCATCTCTTGTGCTGTAGGCTTGGTGATAATATAAACAACCTTGCCTGAAGACTCGATCGAGGAAAGGTATCTGCTCAGTGAGCCGTGCAGCTCATGGCACGCGCTACCAGTCCCGCCACCACCACCGGCACAAACGAATAGCCAGTCTATTTGCCCCAACCGCGTTCTCACCGCGTCTTCAACGAACGCGCTGTTTTCTTGAAGTACCTGCTTTCCGAGTGTAATATCTTTACCAACTCCATCAGCTCCAGGCACCAACACGAAGTGAGATGCATCGAGTCCACCAGGCTGATCCTTCTCTGTCGTGTTAACAAGAATCGTCTTGTTGAACCCAAGATCAAGGAAAGCTTTTGCTAACTTTCCCCCACCTCCGCCGACGCCAATAAATCCGCACGAGATAGCTGATGCAGCTACATTTTCAGGCAATAATCTCTCATCAGCTTCCGCTGGATCATCATCGTAAGCCATGACAAAATCGAAATCATCGCCTGCATCCGGTGCGTTGATATATGTGTCGTCTTTGTTTCCGTTGGTTGGTGACATATGTTTTTCCTCTTTTATTATCTCATCTGGGATGAGGGTTTCAAGAATTTCAAGCAAATCTGATTGAGACATTCCTGAGTAATCATTGAATTTTATTCCTCTAAGGGTCCAGGTTCCCGAAGCCATTGTTTATTCTCCGATAATCTGGCCCCACATTCCTATATTAAATATGCGGTTTATGGTTAATTATCTGTTCTTACGATACGTAACATGCTGCATGCTGCCGGGCCGAAAAAACAACATCGTCCACAATCAACGCAATAGTCGCTAATTTCCTTCTCTGTGTTGAGCGTTAATTGCTCTTCCTGTGTCCTGAGCTTTTGATTTTCTTTATCATAAAAGATGCACTCAGGGAATATCTGGTTTGCATGATTCCACGGATATTTTCTACACGTTTCCGGCCGGTCATCATAAATGTTGCACAGATATTTCGTTTTTCCTTCTTTACTCATGCCCATATTCTAACTAGATCAGGAAAAAAATAAAAAATGAGACCCCTATAACCCCGGGCCTCCCTGCGGATATCTTATTTACTTCTTTTGAACGAATGCGTAAAGCTTCTCAGCCTCAGCAATAACATCCTCAGCAGTATAAGGTGCTACTTCCTCTCGACAGTATCCTTGATCATTTTCTGCTTTAAAATGCTCATTTTGTTCAAGACGATTAGTCCTGTCTACTACAATACCTGTAGCCATTCCCAGCATATCTGCGCGAAGCTGGTACCCGCTTTTGTTTTTATCACTCATTTTATTCTCCTTTGTGTGTGTGTGAAATGAGTTGGAGCAAGCTCCAATTCAAGTGTATAGGAGATGACGGCTGTGTTAATCTCCGCCGTAGGTTTTGTAGAGATCGATTTCTTCTTCGTATTCTTCCACTTGGTTTTGGATAGCTTTGTCAAGATATTTTTCAAACGGAGTTTCCTCTTTTATCTTATATGACATTTCCTCAGCCATAGCAATCAAGCCATCGATATAATCATTCGACCGGTTAGTATAGAATCTCAATCCGCCCCATTTTGTCTTTACTTGTGTGGCTTCGATCTGTGGCTCGTTTCTCCGATCTACATGAGACTGGATTTGACTGCACAATCGATCGAGCAAATCATACCATCCATCTCCGCATGTTATTCCCCAGCACATGCAAGTCTCTTGCATAGAAAGATCTTTTTGCCGAAAGATTTTTGGATACTTTGCGAATAGTTTGTTTTGTAAATTTTGATTCATGCTGAATTCCTAAAGTGGTGGAGGCGGCGGGAGTCGAACCCGCGTCCGCAATAGCTTCAGTTTGAGTCATCCACAAGCTTGTCTGATCATTTCTCCGATCAGTAGGATAGTCACTGCATTTTTTGCCTCCGCTGTGACCGAGTGAGGACTGGTGACCTTTTATTGGTCAGCAGGGTCAACTGCTCAAGCCTATCTTGGATAGATGGTTTTAGGCGACCACCCGACTATGCCGCGAGGGCGTATTCGTAGTGTGTGTTGTTATTTGCAACTATTGTTTTTGAACAGTTTAGGTCGTATCTTACCTGCTTGCACTCTCCCCTTAGTTCTACCCCGTCGAAGCCCTTACGCCCCCATGAAAAGGTTTGGTTTTTCTTATTATATTTATCAACATCACGATTTTTACAACATATTTAGAGATGTCTTCACTTATTTTTTCTGGAGTCCCCGTGAACGAAATACGATTATTGGAAGCTGTGCTAGCACGGTTGAACAATTACCGAAGGATGGATGAGTGTATAATCGTGGCCGGTTCTGCTGACGGGGGCCATGTTTTGGCGAAATCCAGAGACCGAAATTATCACGCTCGTATTGAGATTGTTAGAGACCTTCTGCCGGATGGGACAGAGGTGGTTTATTTTGAGGATCTCGATACCGGATATGCCGAGGGTATGAATTCTCATGGACTCGGTGTTATTAATTCTGCTCTTTCAATATCAGATGATGAAAAAGCTATCAAAGATAAAACGAAAGGGAAGGTCTCGTCAGATGATGGCCCTAGAATGATTAACGCACTGCAGTTTCAAGACATAGATGAAGCTATAAAGTCTCTTGTTGGCTATATGGGCGGAATTAAGGGTCACACGTTCGTTGGGAACCCTACTTCTTTATACAGCATTGAAATGTCCTCTGAGCATACTCCAATTATTAATAAGTTGGACCCAACCACCGGCTATGACGTACGTACAAATCACGGTCATGAACACGTCGGCGCCGGATATTCACCAGAAAGACGGCCAGATGACTATATGTCTTCCAAGATTAGGAAAGCTCAAGCTGAAGTTGAATTAGCTGACGTTAGTGAGTTTGAAGAGATCGCTCCCGCCATCGCTCAACAACATCTAGAGCCAGAGTCTAATAATAACATGCTCCGCCGGACGCTTCCTGACACGGGCATGATGACAACCTCTCAGGTTGCGATGCACTTGCCAGACAAGGAGTTTGTTTTTTATTATTTCCCTAAAGAATGCGATTTTGAAGGTGTTATCGACAAAACACCTGAAGGCCACGAGCCCCAGATCAATATTCGAGTTGTAGAACGTCCAGAAGGGTGAGCTGTACATTTATAGGTCTTTCTCTACAATATATTTAAGGATATGCCTATTAAGAGAATCATAGCATTTGATTTCGATGATACTTTAGCTCAAACCGTTTCTACCATCGGCGTCCGAAGGCTTTTGGCCGATGGATCGCCTGATCCCGCGTTTGAAGACTTTCTATTAGACAACAATATTCAATACGTCAGAAATGAACAAGATTTCTGGTGGCTTGATTCCGCGAACTTCGCATTATTTGAAGATCTTGCAGTCCCTAAGGGTGCTGAGGATGAAATAGATTATTCTGGAACAGCATCGATTGATATGGAGCTCTCAACCGGGATTAGCTCGATGTTATCAAAGTTGGCAGAGGCCCAGGCCGACCCTGAGGCTGTAGCTTTAGTTGTGACAGCTCGAGCGGGTAATAAAGAGATGTTCAGCCCCGCTCAGGGGACGAATATAATGCCCCAGAACCGGCAGCAGATCCTCGAGTTCTTAAACAACAATGGAGTAGGCATTGGGGACGATCAGTTGCACACAGTGGGCGATATGGACGGCGAAACGCCGGCTGGGAAGGCTTCTGTCCTCGCACAGTACATAGATCAGCACCAACCAGAAGAATTAATTTTCTACGATGACAGTGAGCGGAATGTAAGGGCTGTGGCCCAATTATGTAAACAATATTCCCCAAATGTGAAGGTTTCAGCATATCAGGTCACAAATGGAAGCGCTGCAGCACCTCAAACTTGTAAAGAAGGGATAAAAGACCGTCTCCGCAAAATACTTATGTCAGTATTGCGGGGATAAGTGTATGAACATCCTAAGAGAGTATATTCGAAGTATACTTAGGGAAACTTTTCAAAGCCACACCTTCGAGCCCATGGAAGGCGACGCGATTATCAATATAAACGATAATTGCAAGCACCAGGGTAGCGAGGGGATTGTTTTGTCTGTGGGGGAGCTTCCTGACGACCAGGGAAAAGTTGTAGAGTATGAATGCACTAACGCGGGCCCGACATGGAGTGTTGGGGACATTCTCAAGAAGACAATGGACCAACTTGCTCCCGCTCCCCCACCGGCAGGGAAAGCTTATTCAGTACGGAGGAATTAATGAGCCTTCTCAGAGAGTATCTAAAAGAATTTTTAAGAGAGAGTGTCGAGTTTCGAGAAGTTGATTCTCCGCTTACCTACAACCGTGCGAGCAACGTAAAGCGCATCGCATATTGTGACACCGGAGTGACAGACCCACCAGAAAAACGTGATGCTTATTTTAAGGAATGGGAAAATTGGCGAAAGTACTCAAAGGGTGGAAAGCGATTAAAAAAGCCAGTTCTTGATGAAATAGTCCCTGGGGTTAGCGATGTTTGCATCATCGGATTTTTAGACTACCATAGCGAGGGTGAGGTTTCCAGCGGCGCTACGTTTTGGTACATCGATTACATGAAAACTCGGGGAGATTCCCAAGGCAGCGGTGTTGCTAGTAAGTTAATCGACGAGTTCTACCAAACGATCCCCCAACCGGGTGACTACGTTAATTTTGGTAAGATGATGCGGAAAGAGATCGGCCACCTGAAAGACAAGATGGCAGAGAAATATCCGGACATCAAGACGAAGGGGGCGGAGTATTTCTAATGAGTACAGGCGGCGATTGTTATGAAGCAGCAGGCAAGTTCATAATGGACAAATGCGGATTTGGAAATCCAGATGACTGCCAGTTTATTCTCGTGCATGGTGAAGTTATGGGTCAAGGTCCCATCGCTGGAATACCATTTGGGCATGCTTGGGTACTCGATGGTTCGACTGTCATCGACAAATCAAACGGGAGAGACATCTCAATGCCGGTCCAGCTTTATTACACGATCGGGCAGATTGATAGAATCGATAATGTCATTGAGTATCCGTGGGAAGAAGCCCGCACGAAGATCCTAGATTACGGCCACTGGGGTCCGTGGGATCTCGAGACAGAGAGTGGATTATGAGAAAAAAACAGGAAATCTTTACACAAGTCAATACGCAAAATGTCCCTGTGGCCGCTGATATTCTTGATACGCTAGAACAAGAGGTTGTGAATGAAGCACTACTCAGGGGATTTCTAAGAGAGATAATAAGCGAGAAGAAGTTTGCCGACCTCAATCCAACGAGCGGTCAGTGGATGGATGTTCCTGAAGAAGAGATTGCAGTACATACTCCAGAGATTGACCTTGATGATGAGATTTTTGATCTGGTCCAAGCAGCATACGCTGGTCTTGAGGGCGGAAATCTAAAAGTGAAGTCTGCTGAGATGCTACCGGGTGAGTACACATTTTTTGATGTGGTGGATGTGGATGATGACCCTGCACCCGATGCTGTGGTCTTCGGAAAAATGCGCGGATCTAATTTAAAGATTGGTGGCATGGGTCATGACGGGGGAGCTGGCAAGAGAATCAGCATTTCAAGGTTGCTTGAACTCGTCCAGCAGCCTGGTACGTTTGCTGAAGTTTCTGGTAAGCCTGCAGAAATTGCAATGTCAGCCGGAGTACCCGTTGTCACCGACGAAGAAAAAGCGAGAGCTCTGATTCAGCGAGACATGGAGTGGGTAGGAAAACATCCTACCAAAGACTACGGTCCTGGAAAGGATGGGTGGTATTCTAGAAGTTACGGCGCCGGCGAAGAGCACTTGAAGATAATTGTGGGGAATGTGTGATGAGCAAACTGACGCTACAAGAAAGAATTGATAAGACTGATGAACTCATGGCGAAGAGCATCAAGATGCAGTGGAAGCGAAAGAACCCAGGCGTGTCTGTGATGATAAACCGAGAAGAAGGTATTATACTCGTCAATGGAAAAGAAGCCATCGACCTCAATTCTCCCGAAACCAGACCCAAAACAAAAGAAGAGTGGTTCGAAAAGCTGGACCACGCGTTGATGGCAGACCCGTCTGTCCTTGAGTCTCTTCGAGCATATGTTCGTGAGCTACTTTTGATGGAGTCCCCCATACTACAGTCTAGCCCCGCGGACCTTGAGCCAATTTTTGAGTTGATAAAAACTCAAGATGAAGATTACATACAACAGGCTGTTGAGCTCTTTAATTCACTAGAAGGCACGAACGTAGAAGTGCGATATACGAATCGTGCCCAAGCCTCGACGTCGGTGACTGTAGAAATACCACCAGACGAGTTCGTTGAGAATGTTGACGGATTTGTCGGCGATACTGACACTCCAGAAGTATGGGAGAAAGTGCATCCTTTCACAGTTGCGATGTCTGGGGAGTTTACGGTTAACATATCCCGCCACCCTAATTCATACTCATTCTGGATTCGTGATTACGACCACGGTGCTCCGGGTGATCGAGAGGGCTTTCTCGCAAGGCAGACAAGCAAGTTATGATTAGAGAACTTCACATATACGATTTTGATGCGACTCTCTTCATGAGCCCTATGCATCCAGATGATTGGGAAGGGCACATTGGTAGTTGGTATGATACACTTCAGTCGCTTACTCCGCCATGTGTTGTCGATCCAAGTGGGATGTGGATTAACAGCACAGTATCAGATGCTATGGAAAGTATAGGGAATCCTGAAGTGTACACGGTTCTGATGACAGGCCGTGGCGCTTCCCCCGAGCTGTCAGCACGAGTGGAAGAATTGATAGCAGGTGCAGGTTTGTCTTTTGACGAAGTCCATTTGAAGCCCGGGGGTGGAACAGCACCGTGGAAATCATCGATGATGGAGCAGTTTATAGCAGGCATGCCTGATTTAGAAGTTGTACAAGTTTGGGATGATAGATCGAATCATTTAGAAACTTTCGTAAAGATGATCGAGGGTCTGGGCTTGGAAGCTATTCCGCATTTCGTCAATCAGGTTTTAGATGCCCCGTGTGACATAGACGCTGATGTTGTTATTGAGAGCGCATTGAGGTCGTACATTCGCGAGATGCTTTTAGAAGTCAATGAATACGGCTGGGACAAGGCCGATAGAAAAACCATGGGTCAAGACGGTAAGGCAAAAGGCAGACAGAAGAAAAATTGGGTTGGACAAAACACCAATGACGTTATCGTTAATTGGTATAAGGACATGGGATTGGCTGAAGCGTTACTTCTTGAAGACCCGATGGGCTTCGTCCAAGACCTGGCCAAGGCTTCTGATAAGATGGATCCAGAGGGAGAACACTTTTATGGTGGCGAAATCGGGAAGGCTGGTGGGAAGGCGATCAAGGATGCATTCAGAGTAAACGCTGACCATGAGTGGCTATCCACTTTAGACACGGTACACTGGGCGAAGGACATTTATTCATTGGCCCATCTGCCCGGCAGCGGCAAAGACGAGTTGTCAGCCACAATGACTCCCCCGGGTGAGGGGTGGCTTCGTCCTCTCGGAGACTACAAGTTTGGACTGTGGATCAAGGGTCGAATTACGTTAGCAGCTAACGATCAAGATGCCTTGTACAGCGGTCACATGTATGATTACATGCCGGGGCTTACCAGCGATGTGACTGATGAAGAGTACGAACAGCAGAAAAAATCCTCCGGTATCAACAAGCGTCCCACAATGTCGAAAGACTTTAGCAGGTATGGGATGCTCAAGCCGGGGTCCGAGTTTGGAGAGCGGATGGCACGAAGCATTCCGTATGTAGTGGACCAGTCTACATGGGATCCTTCACAAAGCCGGTCTGGTGGCAACGAAGCGCTGGTTGATAATTGGAATGCGGTTGGTGTCATCGCCGTCAGTGCCGAGTGGGAAGAGAGAGTTATTGAATGGGGCGAAGCTGGTGATACAGTCGAGGCTCCCGGTAAGATTGGCGAGATATTCAGAGTGGCTTCCGAATTTGGGGTACCGATTTACAACACTGCGCGCGAAGAGCTATGGAGCCCGGAATGAAATTCATGTCATTTCAGAGCTGGCTGGCACAAACAATAGCAGATGATGGCTGTTGTCAATCTGAAAACATATCATATCTTTGGGCTGATCCGAATCAGGAAGATGTGCTGGATTATTTCGCTACTCAATATGATCTAAACACTGTACGGATGGAAGACGTTCAAGCAGCTGCCGATGAGATGTATCAGAAAACTCAGGCTGCCATAGCCTCTGATTTTCCAGACGAGATTCAAGTTTGGCGATGCGGCGGATTAGCCGGTGACGTAACATCGGTGACGACTAACAAGAGAGTTGCTGATGGGGGCTGTAGCGGTGGCTATTATGGCGGCAAGGGCGCCACCGTCGCATCATATATGGTGAATCGTTCTGATGTTCTAGTTTCAGTTGAACATCTCTGGCCGGCCGGCGATTTTGTGGAGGACGAACTCTTGGTCCGGCCTGGCTCGCTACGCCCGATGAAAGAATCCTTACTCCGTGAATACATAAGAGAGCTTATTCGTGAATCTCACTTCCCCTTGACTGGCGGTGAGAAGGTACGTATCCACCACAGTCGACAAGATACTCGAGATGGTAAAGAACCACAGGTTAGTGGGTTTTCCCAGGAGATTGGTTACAAGCCCGATGGTCTGTGGTACGAGTGCCAAGACGGTAGCTCCATCGACTGGAAGGAGTTTTGTAGGACGGGTCTAACTGACGGCGCAAGCAGGTATGATAGTTCGTATGATGTTATTTTGAATGATTATGAGATTCTATTCATAACAAATAACGACGACTTCAAGAAGTTTAATAAGATGTATGGTGTTACTACCAACAGCTATGGAGATATCAAGATTGACTGGCCAAAGGTTGCAAGTCACTATGATGGTATTGAGATCTGCCCCTATCTGCATGACATGCGGATGGATTCAGACTGGTATTACGGGTGGGATGTCGCGTCAGGCTGTGTATGGAACGCATCTGGAATAAAAGAGCTGATAAGCGCAGATGAGGGTTGTAAAGATGAATCTGCTGCGTGAATACATAAGACAGATACTTCTTACAGAGCGGAATGGTCCAGCGAATATGTTCCTTGATGAGATGAAAGCTAGCTTTTACAGCGGTCCAAAAGGTACTTTGGTAGAAAAGTTTCCCGATGGGTGCGAGGTAAGAATAAGCCTCAAAGATCATACAGATTCTGACACAGTCCGGTTTGACTTTATAGAGACCGTAGATTCAAAAGGTCGGGAGTCTGATGAGTGTTACAAAAAAGGATACGCCAGAAATGTAATGGAAACAGTTGTAAATAAAGCAGACATGTACGATATTACGCTTGAGCTAGAGGTAGGGGCATACGGAGAGTTTGGCGCAGAACACGATGATCTTTATAGGTTTTATGGCTCCGTTGGATTTGTCCCCAGCACTAATGATTATGGGCATATGATCAGGGAGCCAAAATGAATCTATTACGTGAATACATAAGAGAGATAATAACAGAAAGAGATAACTCCGCCGGACCAGGTTTCAGATACATTTATCGCGGAATGAAGATTGATATGCCCTCTGCGGGTCTAGCGTCACAAATAAGAAAGCTCGCCAGAAACCAATCCTCCGCGTTAAGTGAACGTGAGGCTGGCTCATTTATCATGGCTCAGCTGGAAAATGAAGAGATTGGCGAGTCCTGGACACTAGATATGGATGTTGCTTCAAGCTTTGCCGATGTGTGGTCCGCGACTAATCGAGGCAAGACCCTTCATGTAATGTTTTGGGGCAAAGTACCGAATGATTTCGGGTATGACCCGCAGGCTGCCGGTGAAGAGCCAGGTATGTTTTCAGATGAAAGCGAGGTAAGGATTCCGAAGGGCGAAGAAATAGAGATAGCCACCATCAATGTTTTCATTGCTGATAAGAAGGGCGGCAAAAACTGGTCCAAGTTTAAGCCGGTCGCTTTCAGTATGGGGAAGGTGAAAGCATGAACCTGTTGCATCAATATATCAAAGTTATTGTAGAGGGTGACGAAGCCGGACCGGTTCGGCAATCACTCAACATATCAGTCCCTGCTGATCTTCAAGATATTCAAAAGAGAATGGAATCAGCGGGCATGGAACTTTATCTTGTCGGCGGCGCAGTACGAGATGCCCTCATGGGTCAATCACCAAAAGATTATGATGTGGCTACCAACGCTCCACCTGAGAAAGTTACCAAGATTCTTCAGCGAGATCCTCAGCTTCAAATTAAGCCGGTTGGCGAGTCATTTGGTGTGGTGCTTGTAAAGACACCTGCTGGGAATGAATATGAAGTTGCTACATTCCGGGAAGACATTGGCTCCGGCCGACGACCGGATGATGTGAGCTTTACAGACATGGAAACAGACGCCCAACGTAGAGACCTTACAATGAATGCTCTTTTCTACGACATGTCTTCTCAGGAAGTTATTGATTTCGTTGGGGGTATTCAGGATATTGAGGACGGCATCGTTCGACCCGTTGGCGCAGCTGCAGACAGATTTGCAGAAGACCCGCTTCGAATTCTACGAGCGGTTAGATTTGCGGGACGTACTGGGTCTGAGTTAGATGAGGAAACAAAGCAAGCGATTCTCGATGACAATGAATTGAGAGAAGTGTCGCCAGAACGGATAAGAGATGAATTTACCAAGGGAATAACATCGGCTCAGGATGTTGGTTACTTCCTGGAGCTGACGGAAGAGCTCGGCCTGTTCGAGCAGATTTTTCCAGGTCTTGATGTCGACATATCTGGACCAACGACGCAAAACGCCATAATCCAGACAGCTTCGCTATTGGGAAATAACGACCCACCAGCTGTAGGCACCACTCTAAAAAAAATAAGATACTCAAACGACGAATCGAAACTGGTTCAGTTTCTCGTGGCGTTTAAGGGCATGTCAAGAGAAACTGCGCCACAGCTCAAAAAAGACTTTAAGCGATTCAAGCTTGACCCTGCGGTTATAACGGAATTTGCGGCAGTTTTCGGTGTTCCTACTCCTGCTGCTGCTAAAAAGTTTTTAGACTATGTCGCTGCGCCACAAGCAGGAAATCCCCAAGAGCTTATGGCTCAAGGAATAAAGGGTCCGGATCTTGGAAAAGCGTTGATAGACGCAGAGATGGTCGCATATGATGAGATCGTTGGAGAGAGCCTGTTACGTGAGTACATAAGGGGGCTATTGAATGAAGCCATCGATGATGAAACGCATGAGAAGATCCTTCGAATGTTTTGGGATACTGCTAATCAGGGTATCCAGATAGCTGAAATGATACCCGGCGCTGAAGAGCTAGCTGAGCATCTAAACGCTATTGTTGATCTGGTCGATGCGTATCTAGAGCAAGGCCAAGAAGTTGCAGAGGGTCCAGTTATCGGTCGTGAAGGACCACTGCACGAAGTGCCAGCGCATAATGAATTCAATAAGAGACACATTGACGTCATGGAACTCATTCATATGAATTGGCAATCTGATATGAACCCAAATGAAATACTCGGTGATTCGACTATTTCGGGATTTCGGAACTTCCGATCGCTCATGCAGATGAGTTATCAATATCCAGGGGCGGTGGCTTTCACCAATCACCCTCGAAAAAACCCACAAGGAAAGTTCCCCCGCGAACACCGGGATTGGGAAGCCTTAAAGAAGTGGGCAAGAAGATGAGTCTGCTGCGTAAATACATAAGAGAGCTTCTGCGCGAGCAGAAGGTTTTAGCTCAAGGCATGTGCTTTCCATTCACAATTCAGAAAGCTGAGGAGTGGTTTGAGGATCACTACACTCCACCTGATGACCCAGACCAGTCAGGCACCAAGCATCCGGATCTTGGCAACATGGACAAGTTCAAGGTCGTACATGGGAAGGTGACTGACAAGTGGAAGCGGCCGCCGAAACCTATCGTCCATGCATGGGTTGAGATGGGCGACTTGGTTTTCGATGATCAGACAAAGATAACGAAGCCGGACGGAATTCCAAAAGACGTTTATTATGACATGTATCAGCCTGAAGTCACTGATGAGTTTACCGCTGAGGAAGCGATGAATAAGTGTTATTTGTCAGGGTATGAAGGTCCATGGGACGAAGAGCTACTTGGTACGATGCGACAACGTGATGCGAGGGTATAATGTACGAATATAGGGCATACGTGAGGAAAGTCTATGATGGTGACACAATCACAGTTGACATCGACTTGGGCTTTGATATTGTGCTTCATAAGCAGAAGATTCGTCTCCTCAGGATTAACACTCCCGAAGTGCGTGGCCCAGAGCGCCCAGAAGGACTCAAATCAAGAGACGCACTGCGGGGAAAGATCGGTAGCAAGTGGATAAAGCTAAAAACGCAACAAGACAAAAAAGGGAAATACGGTCGTTGGCTTGGAGAAATCTGGCTCGAGGACGAGTGTATTAACGATTGGCTGCTTGCAGAAGGATACGCGGAGAAGTATGAGAAATGATAAAAAGAATAAAAAAATGGATGCACTGGCGGGGGGTAACTCTTAAAGACGTCGTGTGTGGGGCTCTTGCTTTGGGGACCCTTTGTACGATGACGTCTTTTTTGGTATATGCGATGGTTGTTGCAGCGCTAGGGTAGTACATCTTCTTCAATTCTCTTAAAATCCAACAGGAGTTTAAGAATGCAAGAATATCCTGAAGGATTTGAAGAGAGGGTTGCGTCACGGTGGGGCATTCTTCCAGAAACCCAGCGCGTGTTTTTCATTCATGTTCCAAAGACTGCAGGGACGGCTGTGAAGTGGTACCTCAACCAGCGCGGGATAGAGACATACCACATTGCCGACCCTCACCCCTTTCCCTTCCTTAAAGTTGAACAGCTTACAACACCCATTTTTGGGAGAGTTGATGGAATCGATATAAAACTTCAAGTCCAGCAAAGCTATCCACTCCGACCGAATACATGGGATAATATGCTGAAATTTTCTCTTACGAGAAATCCATTCTCTTGGCTTGTGAGCTGGTATCTCCATGGAACTCCAGAAACAGAGGATGGATGGGGGAATGTTAATTACATCTATGGGATCAGAAGTTTTCCTGAGTTCGTAGAAAAGTTCTGTAGTCCTAAGGTCGCGTGGAATCATGCTCTCAATACGTCTTACTGGAAGAGGATGATGTACTCTCAGTGGTTTGGTCAGGGCGGCTCTGCTGTTGTGGATTTTGTAGTTAGAGCCGAGCACCTGGAAGAAGGAATGGAGCATCTTCTCTCCGCTGCTGGCTTTGAAGATATCGAACATCCACCAGCTGAGAAAACAAATGTCAGCCACCGCCGGAAGAAAGATTATAGAAATTATTATGATTCGGCTTCCAAGGAAATTGTTCAAAAGTTCTTCAACAGAGAGCTGACTATTTTTGGGTATGATTTTGACGGGCCGACTGATGATAGGATTATTTACGACATAGAGAGGATGCACCTGTCATATACTATTGATAACGACCTATTTAGGCACAAGGGAATCATAATCAATAGAGGGTGACAGATGAAGCTTGTCATTAATGGTAGTTCCATAAATGTCGAAAGAGCTGATGACCACGCAGCAAGGCAGCTCGGTCTGATGTATAGAAACTTCCTTCCCACTGATTCTGGGATGCTTTTCTCTTTTCCCAATTCGGAAGAGCGAAGCTTCTGGATGAAGAATACGTACATCCCTCTTTCTATTGCATATCTTGATTCGGAAGGTACCATCCTCAACATAGAAGATATGGAGCCACACAACATGCTGGGTATTCCCTCTGCTGGACCAGCGATGTTTGCCCTCGAAGCGAACAAGGGCTGGTTTACTGATAAGGGTATCACAGTTGGAGACATTGTCCAGGGGCTTTTGGCAAGTTCAACGAGCTTGTTTGAGGCAGCTGCCTTTAGTCTGTCGGATCCTAATTTTCATTATTCAGATGTTGCCGTTCCCATCATCGAGGAAATTATGGAAGTCTTCACTGCAGGGCTTGAGGAGCAGAGGCTTCTAAATACATACACGTGGGACTATCCCATTGCGCCTGATACGTGGGCTGAAAATTGGGAAGACGAAGGCGGTGCTTTTTTCGACGTTGATGTAGACATATCATTTGCTGATTTTTCTGCCGATCACCCCGGGTGGAATATTGATGCCGATGCTGGCTATGGTGAAAGCGCTGAGGCTCTTATAACTGTTAGGGCAGAGTTTTCACCAGCGCTAGAGATGACGCCTGATCTATTGAAAAAGCTGAGGCAAGAATTATCCAATGTTATACCGCATGAAATTCATCATCTTACCCAGCGCGGCAAACCGTTTGAGCGTCCTAATTGTCCAGTTCCTCCGCCAACCGAGGGAGACAGCTATTTCCATTACTTCACGCAAGCGTGCGAAGTTCCAGCATTTCTTATCGGCTTTAGAGGAGAAGCTGCTGACTCAGGTTTGGCCATAGAGCAATTAGTGGACAGTTATTTGAACAACTATGTTGATGTTGGTAAGATTAATCAACAAGAACATTCCGAGATAAAAGACATCTGGCTCGGCCACGAGAAGTGGGATGAAGAAGAAATGAATGAAGCATTGCTCAGAGAATATGTGAGAGGTATTTTATTAGAAGTGACTACATTACCCGAAGCATATTTCAAAAAAATAGATGCCGCTATCTTGGCATCTAGATTTTGGGATGAGCCAAATTCTCAAGAGGATATTGACTTAATTTCTACGAGAGCTGGTTCAGTGAATGCCACCCCAGCAATGGAAGCGCTGACCATAGCTCTTCAGGATATTTTTGATGAATTAGAGCTAGATATTGATGTCGTCATTAATTCTCACGACACTACAGACATTGACGGGATGACACTCCACCCCGACCATCCGGCATATCCTAATAGGTGGCTTACTGACGCTCGCTGGTATGTTTCCAAACAAAACCCCGGGAGAAACACCATTGACATGGAAAGCATGACAGCAGAAGTCGATCTTCCAGCTTTGGACCCGAATGCGCTGACGAGGCATATAGCTCAGACCGTCCGTCATGAGCTTGTCCACTATAAGCAAATGAAGAAACAGGGAGAAAAGAAGGGCCTGGATGATGCCGAGGCATTTGAAGAAATGATTCAAGATCCGTCCCAGGTCCCCGATGATAATGACCCGAAATACTGGGAAGTGTATGAGCCCACTGGTGAGTTTGACGAAGAAGGAAACGAAAAAATTCGCAAAGAGGGTAGAAAGAAACTTTACATTCAAGACTATCTGCGCTCGCATATTGAGATTGATGCGCATGCACATGATGGGGCCGAGGACCTGCTAGCTGTTTATGGTAAAGAGGATGCTATGGATATGCTGAGGCATGGCTTCGATTTAGATGACCCACAGCTCCCAAACGCAATTCGTCATTACTGGGAGCAATTACCCGAAGATGATCCCACTCTGGATAAATTGCGATCGAAGCTGTACACTCAAATGGAGCAGATGGCTCCCTAGTCAAGCGCAGCGCGTATTTGAGCGACCTCTTTTCTGCTTATTTCATGAGTATAAACCAGAGTCTCTAACAATGCAGGGTGACCACGAAAGTTTTCAACTGCGATGGCAAAAATAATCGTACGAAGCCTTCCCGAATTGTCAAAGCCTCCTGAGCCTGAGTACCCAAACCAAACAAACCCCTGTAGTAGCGTCGAGCGTGGGCTATTTTCAAAGCCAGCCACGTGCGCCTTTGTGGTCAATAATTGATAGTCAGAGGGGTAACCTGTGTAGGTGATTTCTTCGCCTACAACGAGCTCGCCTGTACGAGCAAGAGTAACAGCCGTCCGAGATGTTAACCTTGGTATTTTAAGGACAGCCATGTCTTTCGTCTGCGATTTCCAGATAACTTGTCCAACGACTTTTTCAGAGCCTGTGGAGATGTAGTATATATCATTTCGATCCACCACATGTCTTGCTGTAATGACCAGATGGTGACCGGACATTTCGAGATATGTACCAGAACCGTGGCCTCCCTCTAATCCCTCCACTTTTACTGCGCTGCTTCGACTTGCTCGTTGGGCGTTGGTAAATAAGACATCGGCTGTTCCGTCGATTACAGTAGCGCTTGGTATTGATGGCTCTTCCGATTGAGCAGGCGAGATAAGAACGATAAGCGCTAAGAAGAAGAAAGAGAGAATTTTTTTCATAAGGGATGCCTCCAATATTAACTATCGATGAGTTGTGATATATTTACCAATGGTTTTCCTGGGAGTTTTTGTGAGAATGTTGACCACGACTAATAATCTAACATTCCGCTCTCGAGCAGGGAAAGCCAGGTGAAGAACTTTTTTCCAGTTTTTGTAGAAAACTCCAGGTTACCTGTGATTCTTTCGAAAGTGTCACCCATCGATATATGGGCCATAAGCCTGGGTCTCTTTGTTTTTTGTCGTGGCGAATTAAGCGAAGAGGGAAAGAATCACGAGACAATACACTTCAAACAATGGGTGGAGCTTTTGCTCCTGGGTTTCCTTATATTGTATCCTCTCTTCTGGATTGTAGGACTAATACGATATAGGAACGGCGCCCGTGCATATGAAATGATTCCGTTTGAGCAGGAAGCTTATGCGAACGATCAAGATTTAGATTATCTTAAAGATCGCAAACTATATTCATGGGTGAAGTATGTCTGGAGCAAGGAAGAAAGGTAGAAAGTCGCGCACCCCGAAGCAGGGTGATTTGGTGATCTGTCTTGACACTGGAAGTGTGGGAATTATTTTAGAAAAAATTGGCCAAGTCCACTGGCTTGTTAGTTTTCCTCATGGTACTTATCCATTAGACCGAGATGATTTTGATATCTTGAAGTCTGGAGGGAACTAGTGCCAATTCAACATCTTAAAGAAGTCAATATGACATACTTCCAACATGCCATTCGAGCTGTTAAATTCGCGCTGTGGGCGCTCAAGTTAAGCATCACTTGTACTATTCACTCGATTTTCCCGTGGTTATTTACGGATACATTTTCAAAAGATGTGTTAAGATTAGCAAGAAGACTGGAGGAAGAGTCGAATGCAGAATATTAAGGTGGGTACACCGGTATATCATTATCTCAATATGGCGAAAATTGGTACTGTCGTGGAGATAACAACAGACAAAACTGCCAATGTATGGATGACTGAGGGTTCGCCCACTGGACGACAATTAGCTGCTGTGCAGTATCGTGACGGAACAGTGGTGACACACGATTTGTCTGATCTGATGAGAGCTGATTTGGACTAGTGTGTAAATTGCTAGAAATTCTCTTAGATTTAATTACTTAGACTTAGGAGGTTGCGATGGAGCCGTGGAGTGAGAATTCTCGTAGAGAAGAATACAGGAACAAACCCTTGTCGCAAAAGATACTCGGCGCTGTTATCGTTATTTACGCAGGGTTTGCGATCTGTATAGCTGGTACCTTGGCTGAATGTGTAACAATTCCCCTGGCTGCTAAGCTTAAGCGCCGGAGGCTTCGTCGAAATGAAAGTCGGTGAAGCCCAACCAGGCCAAATTCTTTGTGCGAAAGGACGTATACCGAGATCCTACACTAAGAATCTTACTCAACACGAATTAGACACATGCTTCGAGGCCGGATTCATTCCTGGCTTTTTGATGCCTGCATGGATTCATCAGGACCCACCTCCACATGCGTGGCCAAATAAGCGACAACGAGACAAAGATCGACTTACACCCCTGTTTTATATCGGGCCCATTTGGCTCAAAAAGCTTGTTGGCGGCTTAAAGAAGCATCATGTCTTTCTTTACGACGGCGCCCGGATTGCTCTAGAAGGATATGATTTTCGTCATTTAGAGCCCCTTGAAGGCTTGTAAACACTCATAAGATTGCTTACTATATTCCTATAGGGCTGTAGCTCAATCAGGTCAGAGCGTCGGTCTCATAAACCGGTGGTTCTGGGTTCAAGTCCCAGCAGCCCTACCACCATCTTACCGGAAATAGAATGATTAGACTCAACGAATCGGTTCCTCATAAGATTTCGATTGCCGTTTCAGGAGGTCCGGACTCAATGGCAGCGCTGGATTTTCTTTCGAAAAGTAGGAACGTCATGGTACTTCACTATAACCATGGAACCCCACATGCACATGAGGCTGAGCAACTTGTTACTGATTTCTGCAAGGAGCGGGGATTACCCCTCTTGACATCTCGGCTCCTCACCACACCCCCACCGGGTGACTCGAAAGAAGATTTTTGGAGGAAGCAGAGGTATGAGTTTTTTGAGCAAGTGTCTTGGACCCCCGAGTATTCCACCCGGCCTGTTATTACGTGCCATCATTTAGATGACGTAGCAGAAACCTGGCTGTTCACTTCGCTACATGGCGAAGGTAGATTAATCCCCTCAAGGCGCGGAAGGTATTTGAGGCCCTTCCTCATGACACGGAAAGCTATATTTGAGGATTGGTGTGACAGACATAATATTCCGCACGTTATCGATCCCAGTAACGAGGACACTCGCTTCATGCGGAACTACATTCGGCATGAGGTTTTGCCCAAAGCCCTTCGTGTCAATCCTGGGCTACATAAGGTCTTGCGAAAGAAGATTGAAAAAAATCCTGTAATACTCGACGGCCTCGAATAATATACCAAAGGTTTTACTTAGGAGAGCAAATGGGTTCCAAAGCACAACGACAAAATCAGCATGTGAGACGACTGATGTCGAAGATTAGAAAGTTTGAGAAGGCTGGTAGAAATACAGAGGGCCTTCAAAAAGAGCTGGATTATTGTATGGGAGAAACAAAGCGGCCTCCGTTCAAGACGGGACGAGAAGCTGATCCCCGATTGAAAAAGAGATATTCAGGGTAATTTTTGCTGGAGGTAGCGGTCCGGTGATAAGGGCTGCTAGCTCAACAGGCAGAGCAACGGACTTTTAATCCGTAGGTTCAGGGTTCGAGTCCCTGGCGGCCCACCATTTTTTTTAAGATAAAGGGTGTTCATTGTCAAATTTGTGTTTAAATTTGGAATATTGGGTAAAAGGAGAACAAACCTATGAGTAAAGTTATCGGAATCGATTTGGGTACTACAAATTCCTGCGTTGCAGTAATGGACCTCAAAGAACCGAAAGTCATTAATAATGAAGAGGGAACAAGAACGACACCCAGCATGGTCGGGTATACGGCTGATGGGGATCGTTTGGTTGGAGCTGCTGCTCGACGGCAAGCTATCACAAATCCCACGAATACGATTTCCTCAGTGAAGCGTTTTATGGGCATGAAGCTTAATGAGATTCAAGAAGAAGCTGGCAAAATGCCATATAGCGTTGTTTCTGGAAAAGAGGGCACGTGTCGTATCAAGGTTAATGACAAGACACTTTCCCCACCGGAAATTTCTGCACAAATTCTATTGAAGCTCAAGCGAAGCGCCGAGAAGTATCTGGGGCAAGAAGTGACGGAAGCTGTTATTACAGTGCCTGCATATTTCAATGATGCCCAACGCCAAGCCACGAAGGATGCAGGAAAGATCGCCGGTCTGGAGGTAAAGCGTATTATTAACGAACCTACAGCAGCCGCGTTAGCTTATGGGATGGACAACAAGTCTGGTGACCAGAAAGTTGTAGTATTTGACTTAGGCGGCGGAACATTCGATGTGAGTGTCTTAGATATTTCAGACAATGTTGTGGAAGTAATGAGTACAAATGGAGATACTCACCTTGGTGGTGATGATGTTGACCAAATTTTAATTGGACACCTTTTGAAGACATTCGAGTCGGATACTGGTATCGATCTCTCTAATGACAAGATGGTGCTTCAGCGCTTGAAAGACGCAGCAGAAAAGGCCAAGATCGAGCTTTCGGCAGCACAACAAACAGAGATTAATCTTCCGTTTTTGACAGCGAATCAAACAGGTCCCAAGCATTTGGCTATCAGTATTGCCCGCTCTAAATTTGAGCAAATGATTGAGCCCATTGTTAAACGTACACTTACGCCGGTAAAGGGCGCTCTAAAGGATGCTGGCCTCAAGCCGAGCGATATTGATGAGATTATTCTTGTTGGTGGTTCTACACGAATTCCCGCTGTTCGAGACGCCGTAGAGAAGTACTTTGGGAAGAAAGCTAATAGTTCCGTCAATCCGGATGAGGTTGTAGCTCTTGGCGCAGCAGTTCAGGGTGGTGTATTTTCTGGTGATGTCCATGATATTCTCTTACTTGATGTGACGCCCCTCTCTTTGGGCATCGAAACGTTGGGCGGTGTTATGACACGGCTTATTGAGCGTAATACGACAATTCCATGTCAGAAGAGCGAGACGTTTTCCACAGCTACAGACAACCAGTCTTCGGTGGATATTAAGGTTCTGCAGGGCGAAAGAAACTTTGCGGGGGACAACCGGACTCTGGGCAATTTCAGATTGGATGGAATTCCTCCCGCTCGCCGCGGTATGCCGCAGATTGCGGTAACATTTGATATTGACGCAAATGGAATTGTTCATGTATCTGCGAAAGATCAAGCGACAGGAAAGGAGCAGTCTATCACTATTACGGGTGGGGGCTCACTGGCTGATGAAGACATTCAGCGAATGGTGGATGAAGCCTCAGAAAATGAGGAAGCAGACAAGCTTCGTCTACGTGTTATTGAAGGAAGAAATAAGCTTGACAATCTCGTTTATCAAACGAAGAAGATGGTTGAAGAGAATTCTGATAAGTTTAACAGCGAGCTTGTCACCCAGCTGACCGCTGGATGTGAAGAAGCTGAAGCTGCGATGGATAGTGATGACCCAGATGTTCTTGAGACAGCGCATAAAAATCTTGAAGCTATTCTGCACAAGGCGGCACAAGAAATGTATACGCAACAGGAAGGCCCTCCTGACACAGAGCCAGAAGTAGCGTCTGTATATCCCGATGATGAGGTGGTTGATGCAGATTTCGAAGACGCCAGCTCATAAGTTTGCCACCGTAGCTCAGTTGGTAGAGCAGCTGATTTGTAATCAGCTGGTCGGGGGTTCGAGTCCTCTCGGTGGCTCCAGGGGGATTAGCTCAGCTGGGAGAGCAGCTGCCTTGCACGCAGCAGGTCGTCGGTTCGAGTCCGACATCCTCCACCATTTATGCGGATGTAGCTCAGTGGTAGAGCTCCACGTTGCCAACGTGGTGGTCGCTGGTTCGAATCCAGTCATCCGCTCCAGAATTGGGGTGTGGCGGAATTGGCAGACGCGCCCGGTTGTTTCCCGGGTGGTGCATTGTGCGCCTTGGAGGTTCGAATCCTTCCGCTCCAGTTTTTTTTGAAAAAAGATGATCTCTCTATGTACACTCTCAATATGTAGCGTATAATCTTATCACAATCGTTCTTTAACAACTCAAATGACATGACCCAGGTTCTCGGGTCAGAAAAACTCAGGTAAAGTTACTGGTTCCTGGGGCCTCTCCGTCTATGATGGATTGGTATAGAGAAAACCTCGATTGGGAAGGTATCGTTCTTACGGTATGCCGCCCGACTAAGAGAGGGGACGAGTTAAAAAGGGTGGAACCTTTGAAGTCGTTCAGTGATCTAAGGTATGAGTCCCTATTCCGCTAGGGAAGTGCTACTGAAGATATTCGCGGACTTGTGGATTCATCGCGAAAACGGGATAAGGGCAAACTAAGACAAGGCGAAAGCCTATCAACTGTCTTGGGAAGAAGGGCGAAAGCTTTTTAGAATTCAACTATCGGTGATAGAAGTCTCTCTGGTGGAATTGGCAACAAGACCATCGTCCCGAAAGGGGTCCTGTGGATATGCTCCCAAGGTTTGGAAGCAGGGCGGGCAACGGCGAGGTGAAGTGTACAGCTCACTCAAAGAAGCTCAGAATATCATAACGATAGTAGGGCGTGCTGTTCCGTAGGTATTACAGCCTAAGAACAGGGAGAAAGCTCGTGAACAGTCTTACAGGCTGGTGTGTGCACCTCTAACCCGGAAAGGGGACATCTTCAGGTCAACTGAAATTGGGGGTCACGAGAGTAAAAGGCGAGGTATGCTGCGCTTTTTACCCCCTTTAAGGCCGGCCATTTATGGCCGGTCTTTTTTTATTTGAGTATAGGATTTTCTCAACGCAGCTTTCGCTGATATGAATTAATTCTTCCTTCTCATTCATGACGAGATAATCAAAAGAAATCCAGCCACCTTCCCCAAAGCTTTCTGCTCGGTTGATGTCGATAACGATGGCGAATGTGGCAGAATCCTGGAACCTCTCTCTTAATTTAAGAATGTCTCCAACCTGTATGTTTGAGTCGGGGTCGATTCGATCCATAAAAATAACTATTGCCCCTTAGCTCAGTTGGTAGAGCAAATGACTGTTAATCATTGGGTCCGCGGTTCGAGCCCGCGAGGGGCAGCCATTTTACGTGAACAAACTTACCAATTAGTGTATTATTTAATTGAATGGCTGGATAGCCGAAGGAGGTAGCAAATGCTATCAAAAATCATTGGGAGTCTGGTAGTGGTGGGTCTTCTTGCTGTATCACCTACAGCGGATGCGCACTCTACAAACATTGGTGTGACTGTCAATTCAGGTCCGATTGTTGTGAGCTGGACATGGATTACTGGTCACTGGAATAGAGGTGGTTGGGTAAGGGCTCATTGGCTCCATCCAGCTCACGGGAAATCCTATAGAGCACAACGGCATGGGCCTCCTCCGGCGCATGTTCACGCACCACCTCCAAAGCACAAACATCAACCGCGGCATTATCGTCCGCCACGTAGACGTTAAATTAAAGGGGCCCATAACCTAATATGGACATAATAAGTGCAGTTGAAAATGCGAAAGTATGAGTAAACGATAATTAATTAAAGCAGGGTTGATAGTTTTTATCTTCCCTGTTTTTTTTGTGTACACTTCAAGAATAACGAATATGATATGCGGTCTTGGAGGATTTGAACCCATCAAGATCGTATAATAAGGAGGAAGAAATTATGCGATTTTTTGTATTGGCCGCGCTAGCGGTCGCTGCTATGAGCATGGTCGCTTGTGGCGATAAGGAAGATGATACGGCTGAAGATACAGCCATTGAGGAGACAGAGTAATGAGTAATATTTTTTCAAACCGTTTTTTTCAGGGGATAATGGCAATTACAGCTATTACACTTGCGGTTTTTTCGTATCAGCACTTTACCGGTGATACGACTATAACTGACACCACGGCTACGACGGAGGTTGATAACAGCAATTCAATTACGAACACTGCTACTACAGCTGCAACGGAAGATAAGACTGAAAATGCCGTAAACAACACGGCTGGATCTGATAATATCAATACAGCCGCTGGTGAGACTACAAACGAGTAGAGTTAGTTAGTTGGTAATTAAAGCAAAAGGATATTGAAATAATATGGTACAAAGTGGACAAACAGTAAGCGTGCATTATGTTGGAACGTTTGATGATGGAACGCAATTTGACAGCTCGTATGATAGGGGAGCACCTCTAGAAGTAGAAGTTGGCGTTGGGAGAGTGATTCCAGGATTTGATCAGGCCCTTCTGGGAATGAGCGTTGGTGAGATGAAATCGATCTCCATCGAATCAGCAGATGCTTACGGCCCAGTGCAAGAAGAAGCATTTCAGACTGTCCCTCGTAGCGCATTTCCTCCGGGAATGGAGCTACAGGAAGGCATACAGGTACAAGGCCAGGGCCCAGCGGGTCCGGTTGTTGCTACCGTTGTGGCAGCAGACGAGAGTGAGGTTCAACTCAACATGAACCACCCCCTTGCCGGAAAAAATCTGAATTTTAAGATTGAGCTGGTTAACGTTCTTTGAACATAATGTAGATATCGCTTTAGAGGGAGGGCCTTGTGCCCTCCCTTTTTTTGAACTTTTGACAGATCTCAGATATAATCTATCATGCTCCGGTAGCTCAGCTGGATAGAGCAACGGCCTTCTAAGCCGTGGGTCATAGGTTCGAGTCCTATCCGGAGTGCCACCCAATGGAGGGATGAGAGTATGAATTTTTTAACCAGTCCGCATGTTAGTTTGTTTTGTGCGGTTCTAAATGCAGTTTTTGCATTCCAGGCGATGGCGTCAGGGAGCTGGCTTTTCTGCGGTGTTTGTTCGTTTTTCGCAGTTTTTTGTTTCCGTAATTTTCTGAAGGCGAAGAAGTAACGTGATGAAAAATCAGCTTGCTCACCTTATGGTGGGCGGATGGCTTCTTCTGGGCGTTGTTGACCAAATTGAGGGTCGGCAAGTGTCCACAGAAATTAGAGATCACAATGGCGAGACGATGAATGTGGAACTTCCTCTTTGGATATTTCCATGTGCGATTAAAGAAGGTGACATGTTTTATTTTACAAAGCCAGACGGAGTACTTGAATTAAGGTGCGGTGAACCCCCTGAATAGGAGTACACATGTTTAAGAATAGAACGCCTTGGCCCTCTATTTCTGACTTAATGTCCGCGCTGATGATGGTTTTTTTGTTCATAAGCGTCAGCTATTCCTATCAGGTGAATAAGCAATCTGAAACGCTTGTCGAGCAGAGTCGCCAACTGGCTGAGCAAAATACCCACATTTCTCAAATTGTTTCTGAGTGGGAAGATTATCGGGCACTGATTCATTCAGACTTAGAAGATGAATTTGGCGAACAGCTTTATGACTGGAATGCAGAGATTGATGAGGAAACTCTTTCAATCAGATTCAATAAGCCCAGCCTTTTATTCAGAGCCGGCCGCGCGGACATTTCTCCAGAGTTTGATGTTATTTTACGAGATTTTTGGCCACGCTACATTTCAGTGATGGTTCAATATCAGAGTGTTATTCGTGAAGTGAGGATTGAGGGCCACACGTCCTCAGAGTGGGGAACAGCAACTTTGGATGAATCGTATTTTCGAAATATGGCTTTGTCACAATCGCGTACGCGCGCCGCATTGGAGAAGTGTTATCTCTACACACCACAACCCGTTATAGAGTGGGTGAGGCAAAACGTTACAGCGAATGGAATGTCATTTTCTCGGACGATTTCTAATGCGGATGGTTCAGAGAACCCCGGTCTAAGCCGGCGAGTTGAATTCACTGTCGTTATCGATTCGCATAAGAAATTAAAGGAAATCTCGGAAGAATTATGATTGAACACATTAGCATTGAGGCGTTATTCCCTCTCATCTTTTTAATTTTTCCGATGCCCTTCATGCGCAAGTGGTTCGGTCATATTGACCCTGGCAAATTTGCTTATGGCGCCGCGACGTCTGGAATTATTCTTACATTTTATGGTATCTGGATGGGCCTCATTGGGTTCGATGTAGCAGATATTGAGTCATCAATTCCAGCTCTCCTCCTCGGACTCAAGACCGCCTTCGCCTCATCCCTGATGGGCTTGGGGACATCGATGATTATCAATTTATTCTTTGTTGAGAGCAAGGAGCCTGAGGAACGATCGCTTGAAGAAGCTGTCACAGAGCTGCGCAAGTTGAATACAAAGCTGACTTCTTTTACGGAAGACTCTACAGAGGCGAATATCCAGGCTCTGACGGTAGCGATTAACAATGTTGTTGATTCATTAGAGATGGGTATAAACACGGAAACCCACGGTGTTATGCTGAAATTTAGGACATCTGTTGAGACGCTTTATGAGTGGCAGCAGAAGTACATGGAAGAGATTAAGAACGTAACAGATGCCATGGACAAAAATGCAATTGTCACTCGAGAAACATCAGCTCAGATGGATGCAATAAATGTAACTCTTGCTGAACTCAAGCCTGTTACTGAAACGATAGCTGCAAGTATTGGGTATGTGCAGTTCGCACTCCCATCATTCCGCCCACGAGGGGTGCAAGCAAAAACACCAGAGGAAGATAATGAAAAATGAATTTGTTATGTTTGTGGGTCCGATGTTCGGGGGAAAGACCACAAAGCTGCTCAGTGCCATTGATCGATACAAATACCAGGGAAGGAAAATTCTTGCGTTCAAACCTAACGTGGACGAGAGATATTCAAGGGAAGAAATTGTTACTCATTGGGGCCACAAATTAGACGCGTCGAGAATTTCTTCTGGTGCAGCTATTAGCAGGAAGGTTTATGAGCTTGGACAAGAGCATTGTGTTGTTGCTGTTGATGAGGCTTTTATGATTCCGGGTTGCGGTGATCACCTTGTAGGTCTTTTTAAGCTTGGTCATACAGTCTTGGTGTCATCACTTCAGCTTTCGTCCGATTTTACATCATATGAAGAAATGCAGGCAATGATGCCTTACGCTACTAAGATTGAAGTTTGCCCAGCAGTGTGTTCTACGTGCGGGTCAGATGCTCACTATACAGAGAAAATTGGTGGGAGGTCTAGTCATAAAATTGAGGTCGGCGGCGCCGAAATGTATCAGCCGAGATGCTTTAGCCATTTCTCATATCGCGGTGCATGTGAACAATGAAAAGACTAATCCCACCATCACCCCAAGTAAGGGGAGTCATTGCTGGAAATTTTGATGTGATCCACCCTGGTTATGTACGCTTCTTTCGGGACGCGAAAGAGAATGCGTGTGAATGGCTCATCATCGCGCTCCAAGGCGATCCAACAATCGAACGTCCACATAAAGCGAAGCCGATTCTTTCGCTAGAGGAACGGACTGAAATTTTAATGGCGCTTAGAGATATTGATGAGGTGGTTTACTATAACACTGAAGCAGAGCTTTTGGAGCTATTGCAAGAGCTCCGGCCCCATGTAAGAATACTCGGTTCAGATTATCGTAATAAAGAGTTTACGGGATGTGATCTTGCTATACCTGTTTATTACCATCAGCGAAATCATGACTGGTCAACAACTCGTTTCAAAAATGAGATAGCAGAGCAGTCACGGAGACAACAAGCGACGCAACCATCAAATGTACGAACCAATCCCCCTGTATGCTAGAAACTCTATTGGTCTTTTTATTGTATTGAATCTTGCCGATTTCTGTACTACTTTTTGTATCGTTACGTTGGGCGGAGTCGAAATGATGCCGGTTGCCAGGGGGTTTTTAGACTTCTGGGGAATCCCGGGTCTTTTCGTTCATAAGCTATTAGTCGCAGCTGGATTTGGATATTTGTGTAGGAATTTTACACAACGCTGGTGGGACGTTCTAAATGGAATGTTTACAGCAATCGTTACGTGGAACAGTCTTCAACTCTGCTTATTCGTTGCTAGCTTATCTCAAACTTAGATTGGGGCAAGGAACGAGCCTATTCGAATCCACCCACCATTTGCACCAATGCATTGAAGTACTAGTGCATCGAGGTTTGCTAGAAGCACGTCCCCGGCGAAATTGTCTATGTTCTTACCGTTACGAGAAATCGTCAGCATGTTGCCACCGCCACTGTTACCAGAATCCATTCTCTTAATCGTATATATTCTACCAGCCATGGCGTCTGTCGCAGATGGTAATGTAAGAGTGAAGGCTGAAGAATTACAATCTGCAACAATGCAAAAGTCATCTTCGGCTATTGAGTAAGCGCTTGTCCGCAAAGTTCCAACTGGCAAAGATATTGAGTCAGCCACATGAAGCCCAGAACCGGGCGCAGTTGTGCCAATACCTACTCGATTCGTTCCAGCATCAACGTGTAAGACAACGTTTCCATCATCTGCCATTATCTTAGTGTCACGGTCTCTATTTGCGTTATTTATTAAAATGTCTCCGTCATACTTTAGAAAGGAGTGTCCGTTAGCAACCAAGTTAAGTTGATTTTGCCCGGGAAATTGCAAATACGTGTCTGGGTCGCCTCTGTGGATCAGCTTTTCGCCAACCGCTATTTCATCATCTACCGAGAGTGTAGAACCGGGAGTTGCTACACCGATCCCGACGCGTCCATCTCCCCTCACCAAGAATACCGTGGTAGAGCCGGCTTCTACATCAAGAAGATTAGTTCCTGTGCCCGTTCCGTCTGATGTTACCTTTAAGCCATGAGCGTTTGAACCTGCGTCATTATCAATAAGCGCAGCGTAAGAGTTTGAAATATCGGCGTAAACGCTAAATGGGTTGACCGGGGATGTAATACCGA